TGACTGTTATATCGAGCAAGCCATGTGGTGAGACTGCCCAGCAATGAAGCAGGTGTCATCTTACTGCGATATGCACCGCGATTGATCTTTTCCCATGAACCGTTTTCAATCAGTATGTAAGTTTTTGCTCCGGCTGCTGCCGCTCTGTCGAACTCTTTAGCGAACCGAATTCGATTCGTTGTGAAGTTGCCGCAGATTTCATCTATGGAATTTTTTCTCTCAATGGTCACCTTATCTGCCAACGAGAATTTTTCGCCATTGGGCAGTGTTACTTCAGCACTATAGTCACCGAAATCCAGCCGCTTACGCATATAAGCACATGGGAACGATGAGAGCCGCTGATGTAGAAGTGGAGTATCCTTTTCGCGGTCATCCACAATAATCACCATTGACTTGAGGATCTGAGTGATTTCGTTATATGTCACTTTGTCACCTCCTTTCACCGCACATGAACGTATTTACGAAGAATCGTTTCTTTGTCGGTCTTGGATTGAACCCACTGGCCCTGCTCGTCCTTTGACCAGCGGCCTTCATCCCGCTCTTCATCAATGCGAAGGATGTCGCCTTTCTCGATTGGGGCAGCTTCCAGAGTGCGGCCTTTCACCTTAAGCCGACGCTGTTGACCGGTTTTGAGGACGTAGGCGCTTACAGTTTTATTGGCGAACTTACCATCAATATCCAAGACGTAGATGTAAGAATCTTTGAGCTTCGGCATTGTAAGCTGGATGTAGCCAAGGTTGTCACCCTCATACTTTATTCTGTCAGTAATAGGAGTCTTTACGGTATCTGTCTTTTCGCAGAGCAGCCGAACGATTTTCATCCAGTCTACGTTAACATATTTCTTTTCGGTCTCTTTCTCACACAGTTTGGCCATGATGTCGTGAGACAGAAGCTTGTCCATCTCGTCCTTATTGAGCTGTTTTGCATCAAGGAAGTTATTGAAGATATCAACCTGTTCCAACAACTGATTGGGATTGCCGAATTCAGAAAAGAAATCAAGCTCAATTAGAATCCCTAACTGCCGACTGTCCGCAATTTTTCTTTTCTGGTTCATCAACAACAAGTCAATGAAAGAATCGAATTTATGGTTGCGGAGCTTATAAAACTCCCGACTAAGCCGCTTGTTCAGGTACTTGATAGACTCCATTCCCTGATAGATTTTCTTATCTGTCTTATCGTAGACATATTCATCCCGGGAATGGCGGAACTTGATTGGCATGATCTGGATGCCACGTTCGTTCGCAAGCTTGGTCGCATTGACGATTTTTTCTTGCGTATCCGCAGTGTTCAGAAGTGCCGTTACAAATTCGTGAGTGTAGTAATAGCGATAATACGCACAATAATATGTAAGGATCGAGTACCCGGTAGCATGGTTCAAACCAAACTGATAAGAGGCCGAATTCTCAATAACCTGCAAGAACTCTTTGGCTTCTGTCTCAGCAGTTTCTCTTGACTTTGTTGAATGATTACAATAGCCGTTCAGGATACGAGGCATTGCCGCATCCAATTCCGCCTTGTTCTTATGACCGATTGCACGACGAATACTATCTGCATCACCGCCGCTCATATCACAGAACTGTTGGAGGAATGCAATGGTCTGTTCCTGAAAGACTAGCCAACCTAAGCTATCTTTTAACAGTTCGTCAATTTCAGGCGATGGGTTGTGATTTGCTTCGTGCCGGAAGAGCTTATCTCTGTAAGAAGCACCGCCGGGTCGAATAGCTGCTGTGACCAAGCTCAAATCTGCAATGCTGTGAACGTCATATTTTTTGAGCGAATCAAAAGCGAAGTCTTCAACGAACTGGAAAATACCAACCGGAGACGTTTTCATATCTGCCCAAACCTTTTGGTCATCGAAATTCATCTCCCAGGTGTGTGGGTACGGAATATCAGCCAGCTTACAGGTCTTATCAATAACAGACACTGTATCAAGACCGAGGATATCGTACTTTGCCAGACCGACTGCATGAGACGCTTCCATGTCAAGACACAGAATAGGCAGACCGTCTTTATCTTGGAAGACACCATACCTTTTATAGAGGTCGATTGGAGCGATGATAACGCCGGCCGGATGATGAGACAGCGATACAATTGTCCCCTGCAATCCATCGAAATAGTAGAAGATATCAGGATGGTCTGCACGGCACTTTTCAGCGCTGGCATCGTATTCCTTTTTCACTTTTGCGATTCGATCAAGGGAATAAGGATTCTTGGATTCATCTACATCTGGGTTTTCTCGCTTCCAGACTTTAGCAAGGGCTCGTCCAATCTCATCGATTGTCGCTTTCCCTGCCAGAGTACCCATAGCTAAAACGTATGCACATTTCTCACGGCCGAACGATTCAAAGATGTGATTGTAAATCATGGGGCGATAAGCATCCGGCACATCGATATCAATATCACCAATCTCAACACGGTTTTCATTACAGAAGCGCGAGAACACCAGATTCCAGCGAGCCGGGTCAACATCGATAATGTCTGTAACAAATGCACACCGGGAACCTGCAACAGAACCACGACTTGGTCCGAACGGAATGCCGTCATTTTTGCCCCAAATCATCAGGTCGCTCATAGAAAGCATAAAGCCCAGCATGTTGGTTTTCTTAAAGACTGTAAGTTCCTCTTCAACATCTGCCCTAAACTGTGCGACTTCATGTTCAGGAATGATACCGCGACGAATTTTGTCGTTCAGCATATCATGGGTTCGTTTGATATAAACCATGGCATCTGATTCAGCGGTTCCGGTCAAGATGGGATATCGCGCCTTTGTGCTTAGAGTGAAATCATTAACACTATCGGCCATCCGATTCGTATTCTCGATTGCTTCCATCCAGACTTCACGAGGGAGCGCATCTTGCACAGTGAACGCATCAACCAATTCATTGTAAGATTTGAAGGTTAAATCAAATTCGTCTTCGCCAGTGAATTCGATTCCCTTGCCCATCATAAGGATCTTACGGCACTCTGCTTTATACGCATTCAGACTATGGGTATCAGTTGCAGCAATCAGTGGTTTGTGATATTTCTTAGAAAGCTCCCAGAGATACTGGTTATATTCCTTTTGATCGTCACAATCGTGATACTGAATCTCATAATAGTCATAAGTCTCGCATAGTTTGTCATAGACTTCTTGACGAAATCCATCACATTCTGACGTGTATTTACGAAGTGGACTTGCCAGGCAGGCAGAGATTTTGATGATGTTATCAGACAGACCAAAGAACTCTTCAAAAGTAATGCGCGGCTTATAATACTTGTGATCAGTATCATAAGATGTGCCCATTACTTTGTTTAGTTCCAGAACGCCACGAGCATTTTTGCAAAGAAGAATCGTATGGAAGTTGTCGCGAACTTTATAGCGTTCGGCATCCATCATTTTACCGATTTCCTCTTGTGCTTCCTGCGGGTCCCATCCCTGATAAGATTCATAAACCTCGTCTGGAATCTCTGGATAGTGATATATCTCAGAAGTAAGATACACTTCGCAACCAACGATAAACTTCAACCCCTTCTTTTCTGCGTACTGTTTCTTTTCAGTCCAGTTAAGGTTGTAACCATGGTTGGTAGAAGCAATCGCTTTCATCCCGTAAGAAGCAGCGAGATCAACATAGTCTTCCCATTTTGTACAAGAATCAAGGAGCGAACCTTTATCGTCGTGCAAATGGTATACAACATAGTTTTGCTCCATGAATCCTCCTTAAAACAAATCGTCTATACCGACCACGTTTGGGTCTTTTGCCGCATAAAACGGCCGTTTGTTGATGCAATCCCGAAGCGGTTCACAGGTTTTGCGATGACCACAGAGATTGGTACAGAAGAAATTGGGATTGCCATTTTTTTCTTCAATCTCTCGTGCAGGCCATTCGCCACTGCGTTTCCGCTCCTCGAACTCGTCCGCTGTTTCGTTTATGTAATCGATACATTCTTTACGCAGTTCATCGGTGACAGGATACGGTCTGACATATGTAGTCAATTTGAACTGGCAGCGAATATCTTCCGGTAGATCATTGATATCGTTCGATTCGATAAATACCTGGGTAACGATTTCGATCTGCTCGCTGTCATACCCGGCGGCTTTCATTTTGGAACGAACTGTAGACCGCAACGTGTAACCCACTTTGCATCGATCAAGCACCTTTTCGGCTGGTTTTGCACGTTTTCCGAATCCGGTTTCGTATGTAATCTTGCAGTATTTCACCATGATCCAACAAGGAACGGCCGTTTTAAACCCAGCCTGTTCAAGCGCCAGAGTGTACGCGACCAGCTGACGACCATAGTGAAGCAGGTCTTCATCCTTAAACTGACTGGAAGTCTTGATATCCAACACCTGCAGCCGCCCGTCTGGCAGGACACGAATCAAATCCGCATAACCTTGAAGATAGCGATCATCCCGAAGCTTCAGAATAAGCAGCTTTTCGACTTCATACTCGCCTTTTGGACTGACCCAATCACGAGCCATACAACGCATGTTTGAGATCCATTTATCGCGGATGCCATTGCCGCCATCTCTCGTTTTGGGAAAATCAATCCCAAGCATATCGAGTTCGTCCAGACCGTTTTCGATGGCAGGACCGATATCCGTTTCTGTGTTCTTCCCTTCAATGATTCCTTCCAGCGTATCGTGAACCACAGTACCAAGAGATGAGTACACATTGGCACATTGATCTCGCGGCTTGATATAAGTCAGATATGCATTATATGGACAATCGTGGATCGTACTCAGCTTTGAATAGCTGTACACCTGCGCCCCTTTGTCATACAGTGCCTGTAGCTCAGGGGCTATTACTCTTTGTCCCATTTACATCACTCCTCTACCCATTTCACATATTTTGTTACGCCCTCTTTGTAAACATCTTTACCAAGATCAGCGATATTCATTTTGGAGCCCTCCTGAATCAACCCGTTAGGCCAAATATATCCAACCTTTGTTTTTAAGATCGGATTGTTCACGATAAGTTTTTTACATTCGTTGACCAGGTGCTCTTCTTCAAGCCCTTCATCGTAAGCCAGAATGATTTTCTTTGGCAGCAGTCGTTTGATGTATTTGGTTTGCGTATCTGATACATGACAGCCACACGTTGCAAGGGCAATATTGCAGCCGAACGAATCGCATTGCTGGACTGCCTTTTCAGATTCAAACAGAACGATATTCCCTGTTTCCTGAATCCGATGATAATTCTCGGCGTATCCAAATAGTGTTTTACTGCGTGGACAAGCGATCAATGGATACCAGCGTTTATCGTGTTCACACTCGTAATTGGCGCGACCCATGATGCCAACCAAAGAACCATCGGTTGCACGTTCTGGGATCGTGATTCGATTTGATTCCACATCATAACCGACACCGAATTTTTGCTGAGTATCCAGGCTGATACCATCTTTGATGAAGCGGAGATTGTATTTGTTAGCATACGGTTCCAGAGTCTCCTCCGGGTACGTTTTCAAATCTTCCATCTCTTCTTCATAGTCAGGCATCAGTTTTAAAAAGAACCCACCGAACGGCCAATGCGTTTTGATGTTGACCTCTTCTTCTGAGATGCCAGCCTTTTGTGCAGCGAATTTTAAAGAGTCTGGAAATGAACATCTTTTGACATCCATAATCAGACTGAAAAGATTCCCCTTTTGGTTTGTAGAGAAAACAAAGAACCGAAGCGTGCCGCAATCGAGCATACAACTGGTTGGATTTCTCTGCTCTTCCCGAGCGAACCGCAGATTATTTTTGAGAGGATTGAACTTGATATTTTCAAAGCCAAGTGCTTCAAGGATCTGAATGATTTTGTCTGGCTGATTTTCAAGCTTAGACGTTAATACATTGACATCCATTCATATCGAAGCCTCCCTTCTTATTTATCTGCGGTCGTATTGGCCATGGTCATTTACAATGGTACAGAAACCAATTTCAATCCAACGGTTCCAAGCTGAATCCCACTGATATAGAAGAGTTTGACCATCTTCATCAGAACGAGTTTTATTCAGAAAAAGAACCATATATTTTTTGTCTTTATCCATGATGAATGGCTCTTTGATTTTTGGATTATCCTTATTCCGCCGATAGGGATTGCAATCAAATTTCTCACCGGTATATTCGTCCTGCCAACATGCCCTGGCAAAGACAGCTTGAGCCACCACTTCTTTTATCTGTTTTGAGTTTGACAGACAAGTTGCGTCAAGCCAACGCTGATTCGTAGTATGTAATGCCAACTGGAAAGTGCAGATCATAGCGACCTGTTCTTTTGAAACGGTATTAAAAATGCGACGGCTGTTCATCAACAATGCCTGCCACATCTTATCGTCAACACCATCATCTGATTTCATGGTGTCGTAGATGATTGCCTTTGTGCCGGATCTTGCAAGACGCTTGATGTACTGAAGCACCTTAGAAGTATCGTTTTCGAACATTTTTACAAAGCGAATATTGGAATACTTTTCTTTTGTAATGGCTGCTGCTTTACGAAGCATCTCCAATTCCTCTTCATTAAAATGGCCAAGACTGAGCTTTTTACGAGTGATTTTCCAGTAGTCCAATTCTTTCGTGAGAATGTGAACCAGTAACATGTTTTTATATGCCTTGCTCTGCATCTCGTTTGAAATAATCGCAACGCCTGTACCACCTTCTGCAAACGGGAGAACCATATTTTCAAAGATAAAACTTGATTTTCCTGTGCCGCTGTGACCAGCAAACAAATACATATCCCCAACAGGAGCTCCAAGTGTCAGATAATTCAATAGAGGTGCTCCGGCTGCATAACTGATTCCCTGATCCATGCCGGCATTGCACTGCTGGATGTATTTTTCATCAACAACAAGATTTTCGATCTTTGAATCGTTGCCGGTTGTCAGCGCCACACTGTTATTGAGCAGCTCGAAAGTGTTATACACATCTTCGTTTGTGGCATCATCAAAGCGCTCCGGGTGACTGAGCAGATCATCATACTTGGTGGCCAGGATTTTGAGCGTATTCATTTTGGCGATTTGGTTGTAATAGCTGTCCGTATTTTCCGGATCGACTAGATCCATCATCGCCTTACAAGCACGCCAGCCGTTCAGCTCTTCGTAGTGCCGACGGAGTGTGGGTTTGTCCGCCAGATATGTATCAAGAGTGATGTTGTCGATATTAGAAAAGCCCTGCCGACGAATGCCGCGACCGACCATGAAATAGAAAACCTGTTCTTCACAGATCAGGGTTTTATCTGTTCCTTCGTTGATGTTTTTGTAATCGTCGTATCGCTGGGGATCTTTCCACAGACAAAAAACAAAGCTTGCCTCGGCCTGTACACGATTTGCTTCGATCTTTTCAATCGCCTTGGTTAAATCCATAAATCGTCACCTCCTAGCAAGCTGCTAACATCTTTTCCTTTGTGTGCAGTACCGATCATTGACAGGTCGATCATTGTGTCAAGATTTGGTTCCGCATTATTTTTGACAGTCTTTTCTGCCTTATCTTTTTCACGCCGGTAAACAGCGCCGATGTTATTGCGAATGATCGCCATCAGATAACTGCACTTTCCTGCGTCATCCTCGAACTTCTTATTCTGCATTGCCCACCGAATCGACTTTTCGTTTTCATCCATGGTTTGCTGAATGATTTCATCCGAGTAGAAATCCAGTTCCTTCAGCCGGCGAAATACGATCGTTGGCATTGGCTGACCATTTTCTGGGTCATATCCAATAAAATCCGCGATCGTACTGCACAGCTTCTTATAAGATTCCATCGTGCGGCCTGGCTTCTTTTGAGGAGCGGGCTTATTCTTTTTCGCCTTTTCCCTGCGCCGCCCGGCCAACCACGCCTGATAAACCGCTTCCGATTGAAAGTAGCGATTGTTTGGCGCTTTATAAAATTGACTCCTGGGGCCTTGCACCCCGGTAGCCATACATTTAACTGTAGGTTCCTTTGCCATATTTCCTACCTCAACATACCCACCATCCCGCCCTGCGTATTTATTTCAGAATAACCATATAAAGTGTGAATGGTTAGACCAAAGAATAAACGCGTTTTAATGCGTCAATAGGAAATTCCGGATCAGAGAACTTGAGACCGACCTCGTCGCGGATTGCCTTGATCTTGGCCTTAACATCGGCAGAAGCGTTACCAAAACGATCCTGGATAGCGCTGATCCACTCGGCACGGTGAGGCTCGTCCTCTTCAGCCTGAGCTGCAGCACGATTTTCTGCATCTTTACGACGAGCGATTTCTGCCGTCTTTTCCTGCTGTGCGGCCTCTTCCTTCTGACGGGCAGCCATATCAGCGTCAGTCATCGGCTTCATAGTGGCAGAGTTCTTAACGCCCTCTTCAAACGCTTCGACAAAAGCCTTTGGGGTGAAAGGAACCTTTTCAGGCAGACCATGGAAACGGGAACCAGCATCCAGACTTGCAGTAGCACGCAGATACAGGACACGATTTTCTCCAGTAACCTTCTTATCCTTGATTTCACGATCAAAAACCGCCATCATAACCATCTGGGCGGTGTCAGCAATAGCACCATACACCTTATCCATCAGGTTATTGGTCCAAACCTGATACTCTTCACCAGTGACCATATCAGTACGAGTCTTTTCCTTGACGTGAGACAAGATAAACACGGCGATACCGGCATCTTCCAGACGAGTGATCTGCTCTTGAATCAGTGCAATCACACGGTCAAGTCCCCGACCGTAACCTCCAAATGCATCATTTATGCTCTTGCACGGCTTACCGGTCTCTTTACGAGACAACCGAATGGCCTCCTGTGCAGCGATATCATACAGACAATCCAAGGTATCGATTGCAACCAGCTTAATACCGTAGTCCTTATTGTTCTCGACGATATCATCAACAATCTGAATGAAACCACGGCTGTCGGTCTCTTCGTCGTAATCCTGATTAAAAACCTTCGCTTCTTCAACCTGCAGATCATCCAGAGCGTGATAACCATTCTCAGCGCCACAGGAAATCAGTAGACCCTTGGTTGCGTCACCATACTTCTCTTTGATCAGATCACGAATGAAAGTAGTTTTACCGATCTTGCGAATTCCGAGCAGCATATAATGAGGATAGCTGCCAAGGTCTGCCTTAATACGATTGATTTTAAAACCCATTATGTATTCTCCTTTTTAATTTTCATTCCATGGTAAATCGACAGAATCAAAACATGGTGTCGATATCGTCCTCGTCGTCTGCCGGAGCCTCGACTGCAGGAGCAGCCTTTGCCTTGGCCTTAGCCTTGGAGCCGCCATTCATCATATCATCCACACTTTCATCAGCCGCCGGGGTCCAGATCTCATCCTCGAACTCACGAGCAGTGTAACCAGAATCAGCTGCAGTCTTGCACTCCTCAAACTCGCCAGTCAGGATGGGCTTTACCAGACGCAGCTCCTTTTCCCGATCACCGAGGATATTCCCACGCGGCTTGAAATCTTCCATCTTAGAGATACCGAGTTCGACCTGTTCCCGCTGCTGTTCAGTGAGGCTGTCCATAGTAAACGGAACCTCCTCAGCGCCATTGACGACAGCAATCTGCCAGTTCATATGGACAGGATTGCGAGACTTGGTTTCCAGATAGCGCATCTTGTAATCGTGGATTGCCTTGTGCTTCGGCTTGTCCATATCAAAAACAGCTGTATTGAACACGGTGTCGATCTGGAACATCTTCTGTGCGCCATCTGCCTTAGACCACATCGGGGTGTAGCAATGCATCATAATCTTGCCGTCATCCTTCAGAGTGGTTGTATCCATGCTGTCCTTGTCGTAATACAGATCCAGATTCATAGTCAGATGAGGAACGTCCTTCTCGCCAGGCATATACACGTTCTGGATCTGATACTCACGATAAACCTGATCCTTGTATTTACCGGTGCCTGGACGCAGAACGAACTTACCAGTAACAACAATATCGTCCTCATAACCGGCCAGAGCGGACTCCAGATACTCGATCATGTCCCACTCGGTAATGAACTCTTTGCGCTCGCCCAGGTTCACTGTGAACTTTTTGGTGCTGGCAACGGTCTTGATCACATCTTCGTCCAGACGATTACTCCACGCAACCTCGATATTGTTTCGGTCAGTATCCATGGTCTTGATCTCGTCGTTCTTAAAGCCTTCTAGCTTGACATAACCAAGATTATTTCCGGCTTTGATACCAAAGTTAATGCTGATCTTCTCACCCTTGTCGTATGTGTCGCGCTTCACGAACGGAACCTTTTTGGAAACGGTGACCTTGCCGCAAAAGCTAAAGCGAGAGTAGACGTTGTTTTCCTTACTTGCCATATGTACCTCCTATGTAATCAGTTATCAATAATCGGATTCTTCAGTAGTCTTATGTTCCCACTCCGGCACCCTGGGGGCAAAGGGAACAACGAGGGGTTCGTGTTTGCATCTGGACATGAATTCATCTGCCAGCTTGTCATAGCAGCCAGAGCAGAGAGAGAACTTCATATAATCCCCATCACGCTTGCTCCCGTAGAAGAAAGGCAGTTCCAGGTTACCAAGATTGGTCTCATCGCAGGCGTCCAGAGTCTTACCACAAAAATTACAAGTCATATTGTTTTCTCCTATCTAATTTGACGAAATGCTATCGAATCAAATCAGGAGACGCACGTCCATACAGCATCTGTACTCCCCTTTCGATTTACTATTTATAAATTCACTTCAGTTCCATGATGTCATCAAAGAGCATCACGTATTCATCCGTGTATTTATTTCCATGGAAGTGGCCAAAGTACCACATCGGCTCTTGGTACGCCGGGAATAAGGAGTAGATTTCATCAAAGAATTGTTCTGTTGACTTGTCTACTGTGCTCTGATCAATGCCAGAGATGAAAAGCTCAGTTGGCTCGAACCGCAGCGGGCAGGTATGGGTCAACATAATATCGATTTGTTTTTCCGTTGCCATCAGCCGTACAAGCCCCTTTGTTAATTCATTCGGCTGTTCATCCGGCCACCAATGCCAACCGCGCCGCAGACGATAATCCTTGTCGACCGAATAAGCACCGCCGCAAACAAGTGCAGTCAACACACGGTCGGATGTAAAAATCGTATATACGGCACCGTCGATGGCAAAATACTGGTTAGGGTGTTCTGCGTGCCACATCATCGGACCCTGAATCGCACCCTCTGTGACATCGATCTGTTTATATCCATCCGCTTCGGTAGTTCGCCGTTCGTGATTGCCATGAATACAGAACAGTTTTGCTGGAATTTCATCCGCAATATTCTTGATATACATCTCCTGCGGGTGATCCTCGCCGTAGTAATTCAAACCAACATCACCCAGACAGATAAACCATTCTGCGTCTGAATGCACTTTACAGAAACTCTTCAGGTCATAAAATCGACTTGGGTTGCCATGGATATCACCTGTCATATAAACTGCCATCTGGAAACTCCTTTTCAAATTAAGACGGAAGTGGGCTTACTTTGTCATAAATCGTCCATTCATCAGGACAATCACAATGCGGAGTATAGAATCGGGTACAAAAATTCCAGTAGATACAATCATCGCAGCCCAATTCGTTTTCGTATCTTTTTCCGCATTGATAAATAAAATCCCGAAGTGCAATTTCAAGTTGTTCTGGAGTAGTCATCTGTGAACCTCCCTATCTGATTTTTTTGGTTGTGCCAGTGTGATTTGAACACACGATCAGGGAGTCAAAGTCCCTTGCCTTAACCGACTTGGCTATGGCACATTATATAAGGCGGCACCCAGTGCTACCTGAGCACCGCCGAAGGTTTTAGGTTTTAAAGGTTGGACCATGGAAGAGATAGCCAGCTGCAAAAGAAGCCAGCATCAATCCGCCCACAATCCAAATTGCTTTACTGATTTCAATCCAGATCAATCTGAATCACCTCAGTTCTCAATACGCAGGAAACTGATGTCCGTAGACTGGTACACGCTTGCATCACTGCTTAGAGTGCCAGCAGCTTTATCAGCCTGATACTTTGCATTACCGGAGCCAGTGATGATCAATCGATTCTGATCAATGCCCTGAGATGCCAGATAATTTGCAACAGTCTGAGCGCGATTTGCGCTGAGCTGCTTGCCAACATCAGTCTGGTTATCTGCATTGATATTGCCATTGATAACGATCATAGTTCCATCCAGAGTCTTAGCGATATTCACAAAATCATTCAGGACAGAGGCGGCGCTTGCCTGATCGGTAAACACAGAAGAATCCGGGACAAATGTTACATTGGCGGTCTTACTCAGCATAGAATCATAATCCAGATTATCAGTGACCTGCTGGGTGATATTAGCGCGAATTTCGTCACTTACAGTCACCTTAGTGGTAGCATTTGCCGCAGAAGTAGACTTGAAATCACCTTTCAGAGCGTCAATATAAGTGGTATCGAAAATCGTATTCACAAGGTCGCGATTGACAGATTCACCCAGAGCCTCCCAGATATCGCACATCTGGTTATAGATCATGGGAGCGGTATCGTTCAGAATGTTGTAATTATCCTTCCAACTAGCCATCTTTTCGATGGCCGCACCAGCTTCAACGTTGCGATTCGTCAAAGCTTCGATCTGTTCCTTCATAGATTCGATCTGCTGGTCGTTGCTCTTCATCTCGTCAAACAACGCATTCATCTTATCGTTACCAACAGCCCGCAGAAGCTCTTTACGCTGCTTCGCATCAGAGATAATTGCGGCCGCATCATAACCAAGCGTCGTCATCAGGTTCTTGACCGTAGCACGCTTAGTCTTTGTGGGCATCTCAGACGGGAATGTATCGATCACATCTTTGATCTTGTAGACAGTAACAGCGTCGGCAGGATTCATACCATTGGTCTCGTAAACCGCCCGGACATCAATGGTATCACCCTCAGGGACCTCGACCTGAACCGGTTCGTCCTCTGGAAAATCTCCATTGATGTAATGATCTCCGACGCCACTACAAACGCGAAGCTCATTCGTGGTATCCGGCATATCATACTCAGAAGCAGCTACACCCTCAACAAGACCGAGTTTTTCAAATAGACTTTTCTTCGCCATAATTTTTCTCCTCGTTTTCTTTTTTTATTACGCCATAACCTACTTGCTTTCCATCACGAATCTCAGCAAAATCCCCACAATAGCACCAATTATGTGACTCAATAAATTCAATAAATAAACTTATTGACTCCTCCCAGCTTGTATTATCTGGAATACTCAGACATCCCATAATTTTAATTTCATGTGCCATAATTTTTCTCCTTATTTGATTTATAAATTGGATCACCACTAGTCCCGTCCGGCTTCACATAGTAACCATCTCGAATCTCACTAAAACCGCCACCGTAATACCAGCCATGAGATTCGACAAAGTTCAGAAACAGATCTGCAACCTCATCCCAGTTGGCATCTTCTGGGATGGTCAAACAACCACATAATTCAATTTCGTGCGACATGTTGTCCTCCTTACGAAAACTTCCACTTGAAAGCCTTCTTGATACAGATATTTGTGACCCAGTCAAACAGAATACTGAAAATCACAATGGCTAAAATACCAACAAACACCAGAGATGTACGGCCACGAGCGGACGAAGTATAGATCAGATATCCAATACCGTACTTCGCATTCACTGTCTCGGCCACTGCGATATAGGTCCAACCGATGGCATACATTGTGGCGAATGACTGACAGATGGAAGGTGCTGCGATTGGGAAGATGATTCGTGTTACTGTGCTGAACTTCCCTGCTCCATCAATACTAGCCGCCTCGATCACATCATCACTGACATCATCCATGGCAATCAGAACGCTTGGAAGCATGAACACAAAGCTGGCTACAAATAAGAAAGCAATCTTCATTTTCTCTCCGATTCCAAACCACATAGTCAACAGTGGATAGAAGGCAGTGACTGGCAAAAACCGCATTGCTCGAATTGCTGGATAGAGCAGTTTTTGAAGCGAATGACAGATTTTCATCAGACAGCCAAGAGGAATGGAGATGCCGGCACTCAAAGCGGCTGCCACCGTAATGCGAACCAGCGAATATCGGAATGCTTTCAACATTGTTCCATTTTGGATCAACAGGAAGAATTCCCGAAACACAGCGCCTTTCTGTGGAACAAAAATTGGCGAAGTCAGAGCCGCGCCAATGTCCCAGATAATCGCCAACAGAATCAGAAGAATCACACGATAGATCCAATCTTTCTTCGTCGTTTTCATTTTGATACCTCACAATATTTAATTTTCAAAAAATGGCCTGTACCGGAATTGAACCGATGTCTCCGCCGTGAAAGGGCAGCATCTTCACCTCTTGACTAACAGGCCATATGGCGGCAGTGGAGGGTTTCGAACCCCCGGATGTTTTACCATCAACGATTTTCAAGATCGTCACCTTAAACCACTCGGACACACTGCCATAAGTATTTATTCATCCTCTGATAACCAAATAAATAAACACGACCATAAATATAGCAATTAGATTTGCTCCAACCCACGCCCAAAAACGAGCTGCTGGGTCTTGAAAATGTAAATCGCCACAAAACTTCCAACAGCTCCAAAAGATTGCGAGAACACATATTGAAGCCACAATAAACGCATCAAGCATCATCTGTTTTTCTTTTCTCGATCTCTTTATCAATATCTTCCAGAAAGCTCATCCAGTTTTGAAGATCAAATTCATCTCCAAAATCAAACCCTTCATCCAGACGCTGATATAGATCCCGCTGAAAACACCATAGCGTTTTATCTGTCAACTCGCTCAGATGCGGTGTAATGAAATCGATCACAAGGCCAGGCATATATGTTCTGCACCCGACTGCGTATCGAACAGCACAATTACAAATGGCACCGAAGTCATCATCATGCGGATCGATCATTGCCATAATCGTTGAGCTCCTCTTTAATTTGTTCATTTCTGATTTGATTCGTCCTGTGCTTCGCAAGACGCTTATCGCGAAGTTTTGCCTTTGCCCAGTTATTTCGAACTCCACTCCAACGTCCGTATCGATGTTCAAATTCATCAGCACCCCAACCCTGATGGCCTATGATGCCTTTGTAAATTTGCTGCTGTTTCACAAGATTAGCTCCTTTCTATAAAATAAGGGATACTGTTATGTAATTTGTTTGGCACGCCCAGCTGTTTTCGAAACAACACATACAGGTTTTAGAGACCTGACTTCTACCTTTGAATTATGGGCGCTCATACTGGTGCGACCGGTGGGTTACGATCCCGCTACCCCTTGATTAAAAGTCAAGTGCTCTACCAATTGAGCTACGATCGCATATAAAAGTCGGCTTACGCACCCTCGCGAGTTGGCATCATCACCGATAATCAAGGCTGCCATTGTAATAGTAACCGCCCCTAAAAGGCTAATCCTTTGTTCTGCGCAATTTAAGAATCACTTACTTGGTGGTCCCGGCTGGAATCGAACCAGCGACACGGGGATTTTCAGTCCCCTGCTCTACCGACTGAGCTACAGAACCATATTTACCTTGCCTTTTTATGCCACTACTATGATTCTCGCAGGGGGTACCTCCCCGCTACATAGGACAAGGAATAGTAGACATAATTTTGAAGCGAGTGGGGTTCGAACCCTGCATCTCTGGCGAATCGTAGCCGCCAGCACTTTTCCCCTTTTAAGCTATCGCTCCATATAAACGGCAGGTATTGTTACGCCCCTGCCAAGGCGCTCACCATCTACCAGCCATGCGGTAAACAACGGGACTTATGTAATCGATCCACAAACCTGTGCCCATGGATTTTATAAATCTTTGACCTGTATGCTTTGTTCTTTGACCTTTAGCTAAGAGTTTAAGCTTTGAACTTTCAACCTTTAACCTTTAATCGTAAACTTTAAGCTTTCCGTACATCATCCATAATTGAGCGATATAGCGCTCGATGTTTTTGGATATCGGATTTGAACCGATGTAACAACCTTTATATGGTTGCGTCTTAACCTCTTGACTAATCCTAAAACCAAGTATTGTTCTTTAAAATATTAGAACACTTGTATTATGACGGCGTATCAGGCCACCTTTTATAAGTGACGACTTGCTTTTTATTATTTTGATTTCGCCAAAAACAGTGCTGTCACCAGCAAAAAGCGAACGATCACAGTTTGTTATTTTCGATAGACAGTGAATACAGTGTGCTTTCTGAGAGATCAGTATTCGATGGTGATCTCTGTGATTGCATTAGAAGCAGACAGGACTGCATCGACCTCGGCTTTGAACTTATCGATCTTGGCGGCGAGTTCATCCTTAGCCTTCTTGATGTCAATACCATCGATCAGAACCATAGTTTCGCGCTCAATATAGCTGTCACGTGCGTCTCGAATAGCCTCAGGGTCCATGTTGCTCTTTTCAGAAGCAGATGCAAGACCCTTAGTGTAATCATCCGCACGATCACTCAGACGGGCATTGGTCGTTTCGATCGTGGCAATGGCGCTGGAATACTGACGCTCCATCATAGCGAGCAGCTCACGCTTGAACTCGATACCGTGCTGATTCATATAGATAGCCTCCGCAACAGTATAGACAACACCATCAATGGTCACATGAGTCTCTGCATTGGACTTTGAGATCGCACGCTTGATCGCATCGTGACGAGCAATCAGATCCTTTATGGAGTCCAGAGAACTCTGTGCGTCCTTCTTGTAATCTTCGATAGGCACACCGTTTAGCTTTTTCATGCTCTGCTTGGCTGCTGCACAGAACTTGGCTCCGGAAATCGTCTTAACGATCCGATTTTCCAGAACCTTCAACTCGGCCAGACCACGATGGATTGTCATAGTTTCAGTAGTCATAATCATTCTCCTTATGTAATTCATAATCTTTGACTGCGGTTGCCCGCTGTTCTAATGGTGCTGGAGACAGGGCTTGAACCTGCAACCTGAAAATTACAAATTTCCTGCGCTACCATTGCGCCACTCCAGCATATAAAGGTGGATTCACTCCACCGATTGATCAGATCAAACAGACGTTTTTCTGCCGCCCGATCTTTTTCCTACTGTAAGGAATTCATATAAGAAGCGAGTTCGCTCTGATATGTAAGCACCTGTTGATGCGTCTGGTTGGTGTACCGACCTTTCCTCAGGTACTGTTTATACTTCCCTGCTCCGATCTGGTAGCGAAGAAGTGCCGCCGAATCGTTGCCGGTATACTGCTTGTGATACGCCAGCAGCTGAACACCACATCTGATGCCCGTTCTATCATCCAATAGTTCAGACATAGACCGAATACCAAGCGTCTTGTTGAGATAATCTAAGTTGACCTCGTTGACCTGCATCAGACCGTAATCGACTGTGCCGTTTGAATTCACGTGAGTCAGGCCGCTTTGGAACCTGCTTTCGTTATAGATCACACCGAGCGCCAACGAATAATCGACATTGTATTCGTCACACACCGACTGCGTATACGACTTTAGTTCATCGCTCCAGCTCTGATATGTCTCGACCGGACCAGCTGCTTCCCCGCTGAGCAGATTCGTCAGCAGATAAACGCCGGTTACAATAATGGCTGCAATCGTCTTTCTCACTTCAATCACCTCCTATTCTCTATAATGACAGTGTAAAGTGTGAATGGTAAAGGAAAAATTCAGGGGCTGGTCAGGCCCCTTCATTTTTATAATTTTCTTGCTTTCTCGCGCATTATTTGATACTTTCGGAATGTGAGCGGCGTATCATATTGGTTCTGTCTGAATTTTTCAGCGACATATTCGATACCATACTCATGCTCTTCCGACATGATCTCATAGAATTCGCGCAGGTTTTTGATGGTGCTTGTTTTAACAAGGATGTTTTTATAGTTAGATGTTGGCGGAAGCCCCTCGACGATCTTCTTTTCTCTTCGATACAGATCCTTAAAGTATCCAATTGGCACAGGGTTATCATTGGAACTGTCCCTGCTTGTACGAATAAGATAAGGACCATCGCCAAGATTCATTTCTAACTTCCCAAGTTGCCCCCTTGCGTGGTTTTTGAAATATGTGGTCGTGTTTTTAGCCTTACAGATGATCGACCATGCAATATCGTGATTGATATATTTCCCGCATACAGTTCTGGTGTCTACATCAACGTCTTTTCTTTTGACAAGACGGATCTCTTCAGACGGGAATCCGTAATACAGCAGGCACATAATTGCACCTGTCATAATCGCCCCTTCTTCCGAGAACACAGAAACGACGTAGGTGAAGAAATCATCTTCTGATGGAAATACATAGTTTTCAGCCAATTCATCGGTACTCTTGTTTGCAATGGCTTCCAGCTGGTTCTTTACACGCTCAGAGCGGAAGGTGGAACTGGTGTCTTTCTTTTTCCATCCGGACATTTCCATGTCAAAGAACGGATGCTGATAGTACCGCTGCGTTGAGAGCAAACCCTCATCTCTGCACCACATGATATACTGCTTGAAAATAGACAACACAAAGATGCTGTAGTTTTCATTCAGTTCGGAGATCCACTTCGAGAACAGATCGTTTATAAATTCTTCGTCTTTGTCAGACTCGATCTCATAAAAGTCTTTCTCATACTTCTGTTCGAACGCGGCAAGCTTATGAAAAATGCTGCGAACCTTGTTATACCTGTTCTTACTCTTAGCAAGAATGATATATTCTCCAGCGGAATCCTTGGCTGGATCTCCGTTTGAATCTTTTTCGCACATTTTATCCAGAATAAATCTGGTCTTGAGCTCTTCATTATAATATTCCGCACTCTGTTTCATCGCTTGCTATCTCCTTACACAGTGGGTCGGTATATGAACTATTAGATTCATTGTACACTATGTAAGAAGATTTTGCAAACAGAATCGTAGATTTTATGATGCAGAGACCAGATTTGTACTGAATGCCGCCGCAAGCATCGGACACTGGATCACCATGGCGTTCGCTGCGCGCTGCCAGTTCTTATCAGAGAACGTTCCGATTGGTTCGCTCAGCTGAGAGTTTAACAGCGTATCGCGGCCTTCGATCACAAGAGTGGATTCATGCGGTAAGCCATCGACTTCACCTACACCAAAATCAACATGGACCGGGTTGCGGCTGTTCCAGCGTTTTGTGGTGAATGGAATCACCTCGCACTGGCCAGAATTTTTATTGTAGATGTTGTTGCTGACGATCAGATAAGGATGAACGCCATAATATTTATGGACAGTTTTTCCTTCCTGCTTGATATCGGCAACATAACCGAGACGAATCTCACCGATTTTGGGGACACTTGAGCCAGCCTTAAACATATTATGACCTCCTTGCTGACCATCTGTTTTACTTTGTGTCCTTATTATACCATATTCATTCACACTTTACAATACCAATTCAAAGATTTTTTAAAAAAAGTGTGATTGGCTCCTCTGCATAATCGGATGAAATAATAAGGCGCTCCGACTTTTTCCCCCTCTCAACTTCACAAGAGAACACGTTACCTGTAATGTTGCAGCAGCAACAAATGATGTCTGACCTAGGATCAAACTGGCATTCGATACTGATGTAGCTGTATCGCTTGCCTTTTCTCAATGCAACGCAAGATGACTTGGCTTTGATCATGCAGACATTTTCTTCGTTCCGGCTGCCCCAGAACTCGATGATGTCATATGACCGGATATGTTCGTGCATTTCCTGGGCAGTATATGTGATCCGCATTTTGCCCTCCAAACAACTAAAAGATGTCCTGCTTTTCTAACCAAATTCAGTTCGGTTGCTATTTTACCACAAAACATGGCGCATTTCAACCCGAAATAACAACTTTTAATTGTTTAGAACCATCGTGCGTAGACTTCTTCTCACTTCCATTGCACTTTCATATTGTTCAATTGCTTCTTCCAAACTTTCTTCTAAGTCAGTTAATACCTCCTCCTCTTCTTCCCATTTGTCATGGGATACACCGTCAGAATCAGGCTCTGATCTTAATTTTGAATGATTTTTTTCTACAGCTGCTAAAACTGACTTCAAAGCGTCATAAACTTTCATAGCTTTCTCATCCACTCCCTCGACCGCTGGTTCTGTCGTTCATAGAAAGTGACTCCTGTCACATCGTTCACGACAACATCATCATACGGAATGCCTTTTTCGTTCAGATGGGCAATAAACCAGCGCTTCTTACAATAACAATATGGGGTTTTGTATGGATTTCCGTACTCACTCGCAGGCTTACCGCATGCATTATATACGTCACCACACATACTCCACCACTCTTTGCGGACACGATCTCGCATCTGAAGGACATCTGGTGTTCCATGATAACCATGTGCTTCACCAAATTCATAGTCAGCTTTCTTTCGGCTCATATTCTGCCTAGCACTGACCGCGCCAGAAGCTCCCAGTCCCAATAACCCTAAAACAAACGATACTGCTCCACTCATAATAAATCACTCCTTAAACAAAAATATCATCACGGACCTTCGGCGTATAACACCGAGTTTCCAGACGAACGATTTCAGATTGTACCCTGCCGGTTCCCCAGTCATCCAGATTGAACTTCAGCACCATTTCGATCAGACTCATCGCATCCTTGCACTCGCGGCGGATCTTACGCGCCTTCTTTAGTTCGTTCTCCAGAAAGCAGCGCTGGACTGCATTTGCCTTGACAAGCTCAATGGCGTGCTCCAGATCATCAATCTCATCTGTTGCCCGAGTCAGATCAGAATAGAGGTTTGCATACATCGGCTTTAAGCTGCTGAGAGTTTTATCGACAATTTTGAGACTCTTTTTAAAATCAGTCATCCACTCTGAATCTTCGATGGGATAAGACACAGGATCGAACCGCTTTCGTTCTGGCTGTGTGGGAGCGACCAGTTCTTTTAACTGTGCCGATGCTTCCTTGACTTCGATTTTCTTTGGGAGATACCCGTCTTCCTTATATGTACGCGGCAGACAATTCAATACGTTCCAGGCTTTGCTTTCTGCATCATACTGCGAAGCCAGGCTTGAATCGTATGTTGTTGTGAATTTGCCATTCGGCTTTTTTGTGATATAGGTGTGTCCGTTGGTGAGAACATACGCCATTTATATCATCCTTCCTACATTATTATAATAGTGGTCTATAAAACCCTTAATGCTCTTTCAAAACAACGGACTGGCCACGATCCATAGCCCAACAGTTCTTACCGGCATAGGCACAATCCTCGCAATGGCCAGAGCATTCGCAGGCAGCAGCAGGAGCATCGCAGGTGCCATCCTTAAAAGAGACATAGGCGACTGGAAGGTTGTAAGGATTGTTCATATTATAATTGGGCCAAGAAGAAAACAGAATATGTAAATTATTGGGAATTTTATTATCTGCAGCCAAATACTCGTTGATAAGATCATATTTTTTAGTGAATGCCAAAAACTGGGTGCGAGGCAACTTAGTTGCGATACGGCACATCATATCGAAATATCGTTCGTCCACGATATCTCCACTGACATGCCACCGAAAATAAAAAGACCCATAAGCAGCTGCAGTCGCTTGGATTTCAAAGCCGTCAGGGTCTGTTAACCACAGATTTAAATTGTTGTCATAGGCGTTTCGTACCGTGGTTCGCCAGTCGAAATGACTGACATAGCACGTCTTTGCACACGGAACACCCGGGGCACAGGTTTTGATACGAGGCATCGATATCGACCTGATATTCCCCATCTTGCTGTTTGCGTTCGACACTGACAGCTTTAACATATTCAATTTTTCATACCCTCGTCCGTGGAGGGTATACTCCTTTCCTATAATTATATCATCCTAATAGTCCGATAAATTACACTTCTAAAATCGGTTCATTAGGCATCAATGGCGCAAATTTCGCTTCCGCGTCCAGATCATAATGATATGGGATATCAAGACGATCTAGTTCTTCCTTAAAAATTTCAGCCAATTCATCTGGCGAATAGTCTTCGATTTTCATTTTACATCACCGTTAGCGCCATTCGATTGATAGTCATAACTAACTCGTTGACACGGTTTCTATCGATGGTGTCCGGCAAAGCAGTGTTCGCCTTATCGTACTGCAGGCGCTTTTCATATTCTTTGTGGAAATCTTTTACATCGTGCTTGATATAACCGTTAGCAGCCTGGAATTCACCGTTTCGAGCCATCATCAACAGGTCGTGGTTCTCCGCCCGATTCGTAACAATCTCACCTTTTTCCAGAATGTCAAAAACCATAAGGTAAAGACGAATCATATTCATAATGGTTTTGTTCATTCGCTTCTTTGTGATTTGATCTTCCTGATGTAAATTACACCATTCGCCCAAAGTGATTGCCTTCTTGAACAATTTATCTGCAAAGCCACCAAACGAATATACAACCTGTCTTGACAGGAACAGCTTCTTATTATCCATTAAGAGCTTTGTGGCCGGATGATAGCTTATAACGAGATCATCCGCATTTCCAAGCTGCTCCAGCATGTTCGGATTGCCGCTGCACATGAGTTTAACTGCTTTATTGAAACTGAATACCGTTGTATCAGTGGTTTCATCGACCCAGTGATCGAACATGTCCATGCCAAGCAGCTCGTGTTCTGTGTTAAATGCAACACCGCGAATATCTACATCAGATCCTTCTACGTTCGTCCCATAAGCGTGGCTACCGCCAATGGTCAAAAACATCATATGTTTACCAAGATGCGGATTGGTGCGCAGGAAATCATATGGCTCGCTTGAAATGATCGATTGCAATTCCTCTCGTGTCATAATCTCACTCCTCTCAACCATCAATACTTTCCCAGATTTCCCCATGATAGCGATGATAACTATAGCCATCTGTAAACGTCTCGACCATATATGTAAGATCATCGAACGAGAATTCGCCAGGATCGATCTTGAGCTCTGGAATAGTGTCAAAATCAATATCGCAATCCTCTCCCAGTTCATCTCGCAGAGATTCGTCCGAATCATACCACCAGAAAACCGAGTTGCAAATCATTTCATTATCAAAATCAATGATCAAATCGCCCTCGGACCAGTATTTTTGCTTATCCATTACCTGCTCAGAGATTGCGACAAGGCCATCGTTGCGGGAGCCATCGTCCTTAAACTTAACATTCGGGAAGCGCTTATCGAACTCCGGCTTATCCTCAAAATCGATGCAGCCTCCATTGGACTCCATGAAGCGAACGATACGCAGAATCAATTCGTCCTTTGACGTGGCATCTTCCCATTTGACATTTCTAAGGATCTTCTGAGCTTCGTCCAGTGCGCTGGTTGTATATGCAGACCAGTGATAATAAATCGTGGCGATGTCCTCGTCAAACGCATGAATCGTAATAACCAGCCGCTGTCCCATTATTTTAACTCTCCTTTTTCATATAGTCGCTTTTTATATTCTTTTGATTTTCGGTGCGCTTCCCGCATTGTTTCTGCATCCGGGCGATAATACATCCAGTGCGTTCTGTTGTATTCATCGTTCTTTCGTTTTGCCCGCTGATCAACAATGAGCGAAATCGTTTTGTGCGAGACATTGTACTCCCGCGCCAGACCCCGGAGTGAGTATTCGCCGGTTTCAAACTTACGGGCGATTTCTTCCTTTTTAGCCTTTGTCAACTTCACCCGACGATCCTGAGTTTCTGATAGCCGACAGGTTTGCCACTTGCTTGCCAATCAATCATCCTCCGATTCCGCGAACGCTGATTCAAACTCATCCTCATAGCTTTCGATCTCTCCGTTATCATACTTTGCCAGAGCCTGCTGCATTGCATCGTCTGTATCTTTTGCATCCTTGATATGTACTTCGTAATAGCGATTTGCTGTAATATATACTGTGTATCCCATCTCTTGCCATCTCCTTTTAACAATGACAGAGCAACCACGAAACCAGCTCATCATGCTTGAACCAGCCCGCCGGGAACCCGCGCCAGTTGTTTTTATCCGTCCAGCTCCTGGATTTCATCTGGCCGATCTGCTGAAGCTCTACTGAAAGACGCACCATGAATTTCTTGCAGTCCGCTTTATTCTTCATTGCTGTCTGCATTACAAAATTATCCTGCAGCTTGCCATTGACAACCTCACAGATCGCACATGGGCAGTTGTGACAGTTCTTTTCGGCGCACATCAAACATGGCGACATTGTAATTCCTCCTTATACACCAGCAATATGACTGGCCATCATATCAGCGGTATGTGTCCATAGTACGTTCTGATACTGCCCGATGGCATTGTTGTAATACTTCCACTCGTTCGTGTCGGTTTCATACGCGCCCATGTGCCAGCGGATGCACGCGACTTCTTCCTCAGTCAATGTGATAATACTCGCCAACATGCAGATGGACTTTTCGCCGTGATGACTGAAAATAGAATCGTTTAGATACTCATACGTTCCTGTATACGGGATATAAAGATACTGATCTGTTTTGCAAACGTCATGCAGCAGCCCAATTAAATACGGAGAACGTGGATTTTCCCATTTCAGTCCTAATTTATCTGTCAACGAAACAAGAGCCTTCACAACAGCAATGCTATGCTCGGCTAAACCACATGGATGAGAACCATGATATTTTGCAGATGCAGGAGCTACCCAAAAATTATGTTCGTTCAGCCATTGGGTGAGTTTGATATAATCATCCCATGTCAGATATTTCTTCAGATCTTCATAGATCTCATTTTTAAGTTCAGTCTGCTTCTTTTCGATTTCTTCGTTCATACCCATTCTCCTTTGCAAATTATTCTGGCGGCGGTTATGTCTGCCCCAGTACCGCCAATCACCTGGCATTTACGATTTACTCGTTTACAATTTCGATCTGGCACATCTTCATGGCGGCGAGTGCGTTCTTGTGGGATTCAGGAGTAACACCGGCACAGCAGCTTGCATCCACAATGATAGGGACCTCAGGCAGGGCTGCCTTAAGCAGAAGCGCATTAGAGATGACGCAGATATCCGTGCAAAGACCAATCAGAGTGATGGAATTGATCTCAAAATCTGCCATTTCTCCAATCGTAGAAAAATGAGCGTCACATAGCTCTTCCATCAGCAATTTCGAACCGAAAGTTCTCTTTTCGTAAATTTTTGCTTGCGGATCTTTCATTTCTGGCAAAAGATCGTGTTCGATTTCATCAACAAATAACCAGCCCCTCGTATGTTCGATACAATGTTTTACAGGAAGATGTTTGCCTTCCTGAGTTTCGAGGTAGTTGTCAAAATGCGTATCCTGCGTATACAGAACTTCCCCTTTCCATCCTTTGATCTTCTCAACGACCTTCGACACAATGGCCTGCGCTTCAGGAGTACCAAGAGCGCCGGTTACGAAATCGTTCTGCATATCAACAACGACAAGGATATCAACCTTTTCCATCATTAGGTCCTCCTGTTACCACTCAACTTCGTAAACGTCAGGGTTATACACCGGCATCGGCAACAGCTTGAACACATTGGCATCGTACATCCGATCGATCTTGCCTGCGGTTGCAGTATCACCGCCAAAATCGCCAGTGCGGATGTATTTGTCAAGGAAATCATAGGTAAAGCCGAAATTATCTTCATCAGTGCGGCCGGTCAATCCATCAGCGGGAGCCTTTTCAATGAACTTCTCAGGAAGCCCCAGCTCACGGCCAATGGCTTTTACTTCGGTAACAGTCAATTTGCCAAGAGGGCTAAACTGACCTGCACTGTCTCCAAAAAGAGTGGCGAACCCGACATGATCCTCCGAAAGATTAGAAGTGTTAGCCACCCGGCCATTCATGCTCTGAGACACCATGAACAAAGTCGCCATACGGATTCGCGCCGGAAGATTCACACGAGCTTGCTTGGAATCGCACAAACCAGCCGTCCGGCCATTAGCCAGCAATGCATTCACAGTCTCTGCGATATTGATCTCGAACGACTTGATACCCAGATGAGCGACCAGTTCACGCGCCACATCGATATCACTCTGAGCGCCCTGCGGCATCAAGACACCGATCACGCGGCCATTACCCAAAGCTTCACAGCACAGAGCTGCCACGATACTGGAATCCTTGCCGCCAGAGATACCGACCACGGCGTTACACTCGGGACCGTTATTGCGGAAATAATCCCGAATCCATTTCACGATTTCATCCTTTGTTTTTGCCGAATCAAATGCATACTTACGCATATTATTTACCCTCCAGTTTCCACAGTTCTACATCGATACCCTGAAATGTAGTATCAATGATTTTCTTGACTGTCTCCCAATCAGCGCCACCACGGACGCATCCGATTTTATACGGCATTGCGACCTTCCAACTAAACTGTCTTGCCTGCTCTGCAACATAAATTAGAGCTTCCATCAGAGCGCCAACTGAAGTGTACTGTGCCCCGTTGTAACCGTATTTATCTTGGCCAAAGCAATTAGCGATACAAAACTCGTTGCGGCCACCATATACAGGGACGATCTGAGCCGTGCCAAGCAACCCGGCACTGTAGTTTTTATGAAGCTCGCATAATTCGTGATATTGCTCATACACATTTGGGAATCTCTCACGGACTTCCTTGGCAACGCCTGATCCCATTACGCCCTGACAATTCACTTGATGACAGATAATGTCTGCATCAGAATCAAACACATTGCCTTCTTTTACTACAACAGCCATATCATCGCCTCCACATCATTCATCAAAGTTTTTTCCAACCAACCAATCCTCACATTCTTTTCGAGTTGCAAAGTCTTCAACCCAAGCATCATGGGTCGTATTATCAATTCCAACATAGAAATTCCCATCTTTGTGAAGGAACAACCCCGGATCAGCTTTTAACGGGTTACAAATAATTGCATCCGCTTCTTGGTGGTTTATCTCTTTGATCTCTCCCATTAGAACTTCCCTTCCCACAGTCGGTCGCGAACTTCCTTCAAACTGTATTCCTTGACCATCGCGCCATTACGGAATACGGTTTGCAGCATGTTTCCGTCAGAATGAGCTGCGTGATCCATCAGTCCATCTGTGCAAACCAACTTTCCAGAATCATCCTTAGTGACATAGCACATACCCTTCAGACTTTTCTTAAAGTGATCAGTGTCGGTCTTGGGGTCCTTGAAGATCTGAATCTCTTTGCCATTGACAACGCCATAAGTTGCCTTCACAGCCATGCCAAACGTATCGCGGGTGAACGGCTTCAGCTGACCATTCTGCTCGATGCACTGCATAGAGAAAGAACCAACGCCCAGGCTGACATTATTACAAGCGAAACCGTGCGCCTTGAGTTCTGCGTAGATCTTTTCGCACCGCTGCACCGTAATGGAATCGCCGTACAGAGCCTTGACATGAGGATTCAGCACCTTGTAACCCTTACTGTTGACTGTGCCGCCGAAGATATCCCACAGATGATAGACCGTCTGCGTGACGATTTCGACCGGGTCGCCAGAGTCGCCACGGATCAGCAGCGTACCATTATGAGCCATGATTTCATCCTTGAGCTGCGGCAGGATATTATCGACCAGATTCCAGTAGTCGTAGGAATCAGACACCATGCTGAAACTCATATTTGGATACAGCTCCGTCAGTGCCCGGCGGATGAAAGTGATCTCGTTGCCATCGACAGCGAAGTTAGAACACATCACACTATGCTCGGTACTGACAGCGCCAAACGCAACGGGCTCTTCTTCGCAATTGCAGCGATACATTTCTTCCAGATACGGAATCGCAGGGACAGTAGCCGTATTCAGGAAGCTCAGGCACCAACCAGCGCTTGACTTGACTGCCGACTGCATACACTCCTGCCCACGGAAACTGAAATCACCCAAAGCACGAGCATGAGGCACTCCATCTTCGACGGTTTCATCGTAATACTTGTTCACGATATCGCGATACAGAGTTCCGACTGTTGCAGAAACCATCGGATGCCAGAGTTCGGAACTCATAAAGGACTCCAGAAACTGCGGAACCCATGCGAAATCAGGATGCGTATTGCTCATCTCAAGGAACGGTACATGGATGGGGCAACGAGTACCTTCTGGCAGCGCCTTGATCTCGACAGGCAGATAACCCAGATCATGCAGAGCTGCAATCTTGCTCAGATCGTAAGCATCTTTACCAATGGTCGCATCAAGGATACGCTTGTACTCGGAAACGACTTCATCCTTGGGTTTATTGAAGAACTGCTCCTTGAAATATCGTACCAGATAATCCTTGCAGAATGCCTGAATGCCGAACACGACGACTTCATCCACGCCATCCAGTCGGCTCATGCGTGGAGTAAAATAACTGACCAGCTTAGTAGTGCCGGCCGGGAACTGCTTACTGTGAGTCGTCTTGTAGAAATCGCACAGCAGCATCGGGTTGATATTGATCATTTCAAATCCTCCAGTCCAATTTCTGACCACATTGTCCGCAATAGTGATCATATTGACCAATTAACGTTGTATTGCACTTTGGGCATCTGTAGCTTTCATACTTTGGATCGATTACAACTTTCTTGCTCTCAATTCGATTGAAGTAATCACTCAGAACATCACTTATCATTGCTTTTTCAGACCAGTATGCATCTCCATATTTGATACTTTTCGTTAAGCGCTGATATGCACTAAGGATTTCACCTTTTGCATACTTCATATCAGTCCTCGTCCCAATGACTCTCTAAAACAGTGATCTTGTCGTGATGGCCGGTGAAGATACTGTCTGTGGTATAAACCATATGAATCAGTTCCGGATCGTCAAACAGATGGCCACGCTCAGAATCCAGGATACTGTTTTCGCAATGGCTGACATACATATCGATATCGCCAGCGCCCAGTTCTTTCAGCTTCTTGGCTGAATAAAACATCGTACCACCGTAAGAGCAAATATCGTCGATCATAAGAACCTTGCCGCCCTTGGGAGGATATCCAGTGACATCCAAGCCGAGAATCTTACCCGTTGCCCAGTCCCGCTTTTTATCGCCATGGATGATATAAGCACTGCACTTTGCTCGATCCAGTGCCCAGTGAACGGTTTCCTCATAACGCTTCATCGCGCCGGCATCCGGGAAATAGATCACATCCGGCTTGCTCTCCTCAATTGCCTGACAGATTTCACGAATCGGAGTATGTACTTCGCACCGATCAATTAGCGCCGGAGCCACATCACTATGAGGATCAAACACAACAACGCGGCTGAATTCACACCGATTGATCTCGTCAGCGAACCACTTGAGGGTGAATACGTCCTCGTCGTGATAGGCGCGATCCATGCGGGCATTCGGGATATACGGCATGAACAGCTCGACCTCTGCCCCATTATCCTTTGCGTCCTTTGCGATCATAATGACCGTGGGCAGCTCGGCCATGGATTCAAACGTCCAGACGATGCTGATTACATTGAGATAATTGATGGTCAGATCCTTCTTGATCAGCGGAGTGCCGTCAGGGAAAGAATCGATCTTATAATGATTTGCTTTGACCATATTGATCCTCCTTAGACCATGTAGTGAATGTCTCTTTCACGAGTACGAGAGATGATGACTTTGACCACACCGTTGTCCTTTTCAAAAGCTTCATAACGATCCTTTTCATCGTCATCACTCTTGGAATACGGATTGATCACATCAACCTTCTTTCCATCAATGAACTGCTCACCGTTGGAGGGGTTATACTGGATATCCTCGGTGTTGATGTAGCAATCAGGCCAGTAGCCATCTTTCAGCTTGACATCAAAACAGATACGCTGTGCACCATTGAACATATCAAAACGCTTGGTGCTGGACGCACGGTAACCATCCTTGAAGATAACAGTGAGCTTGTAGCTGGTCTCGTTCATATTGATGATATTCAGATCTTTGATGGCCTCTGCGAATGGAGTGCCCAGATTCAGTTCAAAGGCGATAGACCGCAGGCAGTCGTAGTTTAGATCGATCTTGCCAGAAAAATCGACCACGGCGGGGATCTGATCGTAATACTTCTCTTCGAGCTTATCCTTGAGATAGGTTTCGACCTCGTCAGCGCCCGGGTAATCGAAGCGGAAGTGATAGTGGAAGCGGCCGGGACGGTTGACCAGATAATCGTTCAGGCCATTGAGCTGGTTACAGGTGACAACGAACAGCTTTTTGCCCGCGCTGGTGCCATCGAACAGACTCAGCATCGTATCCTGCGGACTTTCATTGTCCCTGGCCTTGAATGTCTTATCAAACTCGTCAAACAGGATCATAACTTCCTGATCGATGGATTCGATGAAATTGGCGATACCGCCGATATAGCGGTTAGCCAGAATGACAGGATAGCCCTGCTTGACGGCCTCGATTGCAATCATCTTAGCGGTCAGAGATTTGCCGATGCCTTTGTTGCCGCTGAGGATGACACCCAGATTGCGGTTGAACACTTTGAACGAATTCAGCACTTTGGCAACCTTGCTGCTCTGGACACCATACACCTTTTCGTTGATGACCATATCGGGGCGGCGGGACAGATAGAAACCGGTCATCTCAGAACAGTGGATATCATAGGTACCCGCCGGGATCTTGTCATACGCCTTCATATCGTCGCCATACAGGAACAGATTGCTTGCGCTTTCAACAACTTTCATGTTTGATACTTCCCTTCTCAGTTCAGCTCTTCCAGCTTCTTCATCAGGTCCTCGATGCCCATGTCTTCCAGCGCCTTATCCTTTTTCTTTGCCACAATCTCCATGATCTTATCACGCTGTGCCTTCTTCTCGGCGGCAGACACACGCTCCGCTGCCTCAGCCAACTTGACAGACACGATATACCTGACGATATCGATCTTATTGGCCAGATCCTGATCCTCGGCGCTCTTAGTGGCCAACAGAGAATCCTCGTCGGCGGTCTTCTTCTGACGGTTCAGCATCTTGAAGATGGCATCCAGATCCTCGACCCGCAGACTCCACAGATCCTCTACGGTCATAACACCCTTGTAGTTAAAGCGATAGCGATTACGGGTTGCGATTTCAAACAGATTCTTTTCCATGATAATTTCCCCTTTCAGATTTATAATAGTGATTCACAAACGCATTCCTGTTCTACAAAATTTTTGGGAATCAGCATTTGTTCTGTCCAATAAGAACCACAGCATTTTAGTTTTACAGTTTTTTGAGACCTAGAGTATTCTTTAATCTCAAATTCCGACCCAGCAAGGCGAACCATATTTAACGTTGGAGTTGCACGATAACCGGCATTCTTACCTCCAAATGTTTGATAGACCGTATTGATATCCAAATCCGGACGAACCACAACATGATCGCCTTGCTTAAATCGAAGTGGAATTACATAATCCATAACAAACCTCACAGTAGAGATTCGCAGTAGCACTCGTTGCCGATTTGATCAGAAAACATGTCGTCTGTCCAATAGCGACCTCTTTCTCTGTATTTTCTACCATCGACTGTATCGACTATTTCTTCGATTTCGATAGTCTGTCCACAAAGCTCTATCATGTCTTCGGTTACAACATCTGAAACAACGTTCCTCCAAGGAGCGTTTTCTTTTCCACCTGATCGCATCCAATAACACTTTCTGAAATCTAAATCCTGGCGGACAATAACGACATCGCCTACATGATATTTTGTATCTTGCAACTTGTGCCTCCTTATAGCAGAGATTCACAGCAGCACTCTTTTTCGTTCGCCAGACCAACAAACATATCATCTGTCCACAGGATTTTCTGATTCGTTTCTTTGATGATATATCGATTGCGACAATACTCAAGAATCGTGACAACCGTTCCCTCCAAAGCTTTTCGTGCGCGAATCGTACTTTCGCTCACGCAGATCACATTAGCATGCGGGTGCTGACCCCCAGAGCGCATGTAGTAATCTCCGTTTTTTCGAATTTCATTGATCACTACGACACGATCACCCGGCTTATAACGATATTCCATTTAGCACCTCACAGTAGAGATTCGCAGTAACATTCATTTTCGTTTACCAGACCAACGAACATATCGTCTGTCCAGAAATCACCATCAGGAGCTTCCGCGATATGATATCCACCATTTTTATACGATTTAATCGTCACAATAGCTCCTGCAAAAGAGAGGTGTCGTTTGGTGCACGAGGCCCAGCCACCAGCACGCGGTCCAGATCGCATCTTGTAACTATCACTATACGTGAGAGCTTCGTGCAGATCATTTTTTACAAGAACCTTGTCGCCGATTTTATACCTATATTCTGTAGGATAAGTTGCCATCAAATCACCACTTTCAGAACTCGCTCAGTTGCACCCTGTACCTTAACGATAAAACTGTTGTGCTGGGTCTCAGAGAAGCCAACACCGGACAGCTGGTCATCCACGGACTGAACTGCCATTTGAGAACCCAGCGCCTCAAACACACGCTTATGCTGCAGCAGGTCTGCCTTCAGGAATTCGTTGTAGAATCCGTTGGGCTTTTCAGGGTTGACGCAGTCTTTGAGCATGAAGAAATAGTGGCGATTGCCGTTGCCAGTCTGCTCATCCCAGTAGTTCGGAGAATACATCGCCACAGACACAGGTACAAACTGATTGGAATTCACACCCCAGATCTCGCGGGTACTGGTAGAACTGGGCAGCAGCTCCTTGATGGAGAACTTACCGTCCTTCAGTGTGACTTTTGCCACGGCGACATTCTGACCACCATGCAGCGGCTTATCGTAGTTAAACGAGTAGATGTTGCCATCAAACTCGATCTCAGCACGGAAACCAGTTTTACCGCCACGACTAGTGAAGCAGTTCACATAGAAACTGTACTCGCCTTCCTTCATTTTCTTAATGTCAGGCCAGGTAATGTTCTCAACAGCAGCCTTATCCCGCGAAGGATGAGTGATATCCACATCCAGGCGGCCATCAGTACGAGGGTGCCACTTGTTTCTGAAATAGATGTGATTCTTATTGGGTTCAATACAATGAGCGTCCTCATCGTTTTCATCCCATTCACCAGGCATATCGTTCCACTGAATCGAGAAACGCAGCACGCCATCCACCTTACCGCCAGCAGCCTTAACGTTTTCGCGGATATCGCTGTCTGCCATATTGCCGGTATACGCCCAGCTGAAACCATTGGACCACTTGAACATGCTTGGCGCGCTCTTATCCTGCGGCGCAATCAGAGATACCATGTTCTTCGAGAAGCGATTTTCCATGAACAGTTCCAGACCTGCCGCAGTAGGCAGAACTTCTTTGACGAACTTTTCGATGCCGATTTCTTCCGCGCGGCTGAACTTCTTAGGGTCGGCACCCAGAGACTTTACCATTGCCTCAAACGGATTCACAGCGCCCATCACCCGAGGAGCAGCATCACGGTTGCAGAACAAGATGTTGTTTGCAGTGATGTCGTCCAGAGTAGCAAACCGGCGACCCAGACTGTTCATATAACCCAACTCAGCGACGGTTTTCTGTGCGTCTTCCAGCATCTTCTTGGTAAAAATCGCCTTAGGACGCTTATAGTTGGCGGGAGCAACAATGGCCTCAAACGCAGACACAGCAGCATCCACGTCCATACCCTCGCTCAGGTTCACCAGCAGAGTACCGATTGCCGTATTGCGGATGCGAAGCCGGTTCATCGAAGCTCCGCCGGGAGCCATCCAAACATAAGCGGACTTCTTTTCATCAGGCAGACGATCATACACTCGCTTATCGATTTTGAAACCACGAACCAGAGATTCAAACTCCTTACCGCGATACAGACTATTTTGAGCAATCAGCTCAAGCACAGTGTCCACGGCATCCATGGTCAGCTCTTCCAGAGAGCGCTTAAAGACATTGGCAGAATCACGCCACTGAGCCATCTTGGTAGGTACGTCATCTGGACGCACAATGAATCGCTGAGGAATCTCGACAGCGAAATGATCCCAGGTGTGAAGTGCCTTATGATCAGCATCATACTCATAGTTCATCTCCGTGCCGAACTTGCCATCAGAGATCATATTGCGGCTGACGTAATACGGATTCACAACAGCGCAGGTTTTCACATAGGCAGCCAGCGCATCCACAACCGGCTGATAAACATCGGACTTGGTATCGAAATCCCAGACGGTAACCATCTGACCATCCATAAAGGAAACCAGCTTACCAATGTTCTTTACGAAACGACGGCAGCAGGAGCAATCATACTCACGACGCTTACGGAAGATGGAGTTCGTGCCAGCCGGGAAGCTGTCCAGATAGAGGTCATATAGCTTATCCTCATCTGCATTGGTAATAAACAGAGGTGCGTCATCCTTCACCATCTCATTGAAATGCTTCTGAATCAGAGCGCGGAATTCTTTGAAGTTTGCCATTGTTTTCATTCTCCTTTTTGATTACAGTAAACTGTCACAAATACATTCGGTCTGGTCTTCAAACATAGACTCAGTCCACCAATAAGGGATTCCCTGTAGTCTATAAAAATCATCATCATCGGCGTAATCCTCGACTTCATAGGTCTTTCCGCTATAGTTGACCATATCGTCGTTACAGAAAAGGTCTCGTTTGCCTGCTGACGGCCCATACCAGACAGGGTAATCGCGGTCTGCGGTCAAATCTGAACGAATCGTTACCAGATCACCCGGCTTGTACAATAAAGGTTTCATCACATTCACCTCACAATAAAGATTCGCAGCAGCATTCGCTACTATCTTCTTCAACAAACATATCGTCAGTCCACAGGACGGTACCTCTACATTCTTTGATGACGTATCTGCTAAGGGCATATCCTTCTATCGTAACGATTTTGCCCAAAAGACTATTTCTTATATCAATCGTTCTTTCGCTGATTGTAACAGTGTTTTCCGCCAGCCTATCTGTAAGGGGACCAGATAACATATGATATCTGTCGTCCTTATAAAAAGCATTTGCTTGTACTTGAACCTGATCGCCCGGCTTGTATTTAAAATCCATTCAATCACCTCACAATAAAGAGTCACAAATACATTCGTTTACAGACATCGGCTCAAACATTTCATCAGACCAATACAGATGATCAATGTCATTATCGATTTTGTAACAACCCCGCTCATAAGAAATGATTTTATGGACTGACCCCTTATATTTTTCGATATGATATACAGTCCCGGGTTCGCATCCAGCTCTGGGACCGGAGCGCATATAATATTTCTTGCTATGATTGATATCGTCGCGAACTTTTACGAGGTCGCCAATTTTATACAGGTATTCACCTTCCATAATTCACCTCATAGCAGCGGCGTGCAGATACATTCGTTGGGCGCTGCAAACATCTCGTCCGTCCACCGATCGCAGCCATAATCTTCGTCGATGTAATAGCGGCCATTGCGCTTGCCGGCAATATGAACCACAGTGCCAAGCCGCTGCGCCTGAGAATAAGTAAGGGTGGCACTGACATCATTTGCTCGGTAACCGGAACGCATATAATACTGAACACCGCGCTCCAAATCAGGCCGAACAAACACTTCCTCCCCGTTTTTGTACTGATAATATCTTGACATTGCTCTACTTCCTCCATTCCATTACAGCAATGAATCGCAAACGCACTCGTCCACGACAAACGGCTCAAACATCTCGTCACTCCAGATGCAGCCATCGATTCCTTGTGCTTTGTAAACACCAGAACCTGATTTGATCTTTTCAATGACGATCTCTTGTCCTGCGTATTTTTTCATCCAGTCAAGAATTATCCAAGGTTTGCCTTTGTTTTCGCCAGACAGCATTTTATAACCTTCACCTTCCGAGAGATCAGGACGAACGCGAACTCTGTCGCCCGGGTGATACATATAATCAATCATTCTGTTCCTCCATCATCGAACCAGTCCGACACACGATCAGACATTTCGTCCATCTTATCCTGGTCGGCCTTGACATAATGCATCGTGACACGCTGGCTGCTATGCTTAAACTTTTCTTGAAGCATCTCGATCGTTTGCCCAGATGTACCAGCCTTTTTCGCTGTCTGAAGTGCAGCCATTGCATAAGTTTTGCGCATAGTATGAGTGGACAGATCGATATCCAGCTCACACGCCTTCCCTGCTTCTTTCAAGATCCGATAGAATCCGCGCACTGTCAGAGGACCACCCTTGCGACTGCGAAACAGATAATCAGATTGACTGATCTCGAAATTCTGTTCATCGAAATAATCTTCCAAAATGTCGGCTGCCATCTTGGGGATCTTGCACACATTGCGCTTACGGGTCTTTTCTTCGATCAGTTCGACATGCTCTTTCACACTGCCATCCTGTTCGTAAACATCGGCCGTTTTCAGACTGAGAAGATCGCCACAACGAATACCCAGACTGCACCCGAACACGAAAATCGCCTTGTTGCGTAGACGAAATTTAGGGTCGCCGTTGGAAGCGAGATAATTCGCCAGTTTCTGGAAATCCTCTTTGGAACGAATCGGATCAGCAGGCGAAGGTTTGACGCGGCCATCCTTTGTATAAAGGCTGTTGGTTGGCTTTGTCTTGCGCTTTTTCTTGCGAGCGGCAGCCACGATGTCCCAAATCATTTCCTTCAGCTCGGCTTCGCTCATGGTGATGTGAGCTTCGGAACCAGGCTGCTGTGGAAACTGAACCACACGATCCTTACGCTCACGTGCCGGTTCTGCCATTGATCTTCATCCTTTCTATGTAAATCAATATCTATGTTGATGTTTTTCTCTATAACGCAGGTTATGAGTGTATAGCTCATTATCAAAATCGTTGATCATGCAGCACTTTTCTTTGTATTGGTGCTGCTGTGTCAGCTCAGTTTCGACGTACTGCTGGCGCTCCTGACAGTGATCGTGACACCCGGGATAACGCTTGGGAGCCACACAATAATGGCAGGGATTCTGCATTTTCAAATCATTCCAATCATAGTAAACTTTCGCAAACACAAGCGGTATCGTATTCGTACCGTGCTTGGAACATCTGATCCGTCCAGGCATATGATTTATTGTCTTCTTCAATGAAATATTGACCATCAAGATGTCCTGAGATATGAACGGTCTTACCTTCGAACTCCTTCATTCCGTCAGCAATATTGTTGTATGTGTATGTATTTGGGCCAGACTCCATAAAGTAGCTGCATCCCATTTTGAGATTTCGCTTTACGACCACTGCGTCGCCCTTATTGTATCTGTATTTCATTGTTTACCTCACAGAAGAGATTCACAGCAGCACTCATTGATAGGAACAAACATCTCGTCGGTCCAGCCATAATCAGACTCTTCCAGAGTATATCCATCTCCTCCGTGGCGAGGACCATGAATCGTAAAAACCTTTCCAGCCTGATCTACCATTTGATCAACCACATTGTAGGTATAGTCCCCATTGTGGCGGCCTGACCTCATACAATAAATTTCACGGCAGTTCAGATCCGGGCGAATCATTACTTTATCGCCGGGCTTATACATCAATTCCATATTTCTACCTCATTTTCTTTTTTATCAAAATCACTTTCTAAATCCGATGCTCTGGAAACGGGAGGACGCACGATCGGAGACTTCGTCACGCGACCTGGCGCGTGACCTCGTCTCGGATCGAAGGACGAGTGTTTCCTGACAAGGATTAGCAGAGGCCAGCTGCACGATCAGGGCCCATGGCGGAGTGCAGCGGCCGGTTGTTGGAGTATTCTTCTTAACATCCGCCTTGGGCGTGATGCTCGCTCTTTTGGAACGATATACAAAGTGACTTTTTTGTTTACTGATTACTGATCGGGCTCATCGAATTCGATTTGTTCGCCCATGGATGCCGCCGTTTCACAGACTTCATCAAACAGGACATCTCTGCCGGCTTCCAACATTGCCTGGTGAATGCTCGGCTCTGCGGCGGCCACAATGGTATCGCAGAAATTGGTATCGTCTGTGTTGATCGATTTCAGATTCAAACTTTCCACGATCTCTTTGACATCCTCAGGACCCCAAAACACCAGGGCTCGCCGATCCTCTTCGTAGACCACCTCTGTTTCGATGCCCGTGGAATAGTAGATCATATCCGCGACCTTTTCGAGTTCTTTCGACGGAACCTTTCCATCCCGACACATAATTTCAATCATAGATCACATCTCTCTTTCGTAATCGCTCTCATCGTTTTCGATCAGCCCAAAACCGGTAAAGGAATTTTCCGATAGATATTCATCTGCGGCATCTTCAAAGTCCTCGTCGAACCCATTCCATAAGTCTTCGGCCACAAGAGTTCCATTCTTATCCACGGCAACACAAGCAGCATCATCACCGTACTCTTCATGTTCCATAAGATAAAATCTGTGGCCCCTATACTCCGTCGAATCGATGACATACCAGTATCCTTCATGGCCGGGTACAAAGAAATTGTCCGTCGACTCGTTAACTGTCCACTTATTCGGAATGTCAGCCAAAATTTCATCGACATTATTCCTTGTGATGTCAAGCGCATCCTGAATTCTGCTATCTACCATAGAGAACAATACAGACGAAACATCAGCCGGAGATTTGGCGTGCCGCCTTTTTACCTCTTTGACAAATTCAGACATTGTGATTCCCTTAAGAATGAGTCTATCCATTCCATACTCCTCCTCTTTATGCAACAACGCCCTCTTTGGGACGAAGATCCTCTTTAAGCATCGCCACAATATCGGTGCCAAACTTTGCATTGTAACGACGGATCAGTTCGTCGATCACCTCGGGCTCGACCATGTGATAATAGTTGAGCTTGCCATTGAACTTTTGCAGATCCTCCAGCTCCCAGGTTCTGCCGTGCTGCTTTGCATCGATATAATTCGTCATAGCCGAACGGAACATCTTAAGATTGCGCCAGCCAACCGTGATCTGATTGTCCTTGTTCCACATCAGGCCGAGGCACCAGTTCTTGCTGGAGTGCCGGTTGCCATAGTGCGTTTTCGTTTCGTTCAGAGTAAACGGCGCATGAAAGAAGTTCAACGCATCAATGATGATCTGCTGAATTTCCATCGGGTCAAAGTGATGATAACAGCTGATAAGGATATCATCTGCATATCGTGTGAAAGTAAACTCGCGATCGATGCCGTCCTTTGCTTTGTAGCCATAGCACAGCTTGCGAGTGATACAGTGGTCAAACGGAATCATCATCACATTGGTAAGCCACGGACTGATGGGAGTTCCCTGAGGCAGGCTATTGCGAAGAAAACACAGGTTGACCGCCTTTGCCAGTTCATCTCGGCCACGTGCATCCCGCATGATCAGAGCGAATGGATAGATCACACTCATCATGCCAAGCAGAAAATCCGGTGTCGTGCTAGGGAAGAAACCATGGAAGTCGAACTTGACCGCCCAATGATTCTGATAGTTGACGACCTTTTTCATGCCGGTCACCTCATCAACGACGGTTTTATTGTGACCTGCCTGATGCTTGCGAACTGCATCGATAAAGCTGCGATTGGGAATATATGCGAAAGCATTCGTGTGATAATCTGCGATCATAAAGCTCTTCAGCAGTTCCCGCAGCTCGATCAGTGCATCAGAAAGAGTTTCATCGGGCGCATCAATGGGTCGCCAGCCGCCAGATTTCTTTGGAATCTCAAAGTGAGAATAGTGGCTCGGGATATCGCTGGATTCAAGCGCCGCATACTTCACATTGTAGGCCGCCAGCTTCTCGATCATCTCAGGAACATTGGTGATGGCGCGAAGTTTGGCGGTTAAATCGTTGCGGCACACGGTCATTGTAGATGTGTTGCTGCCGCCATAGTGCAGTGCTTCTACATTCTGGACACCGGCGAGGATCTCATCAAAAGTGATCTGCCGAGTCTTAGGAGGATTCAGATATGTAATGTACATTGTTTCTCCTTTATGATTTCATCGTGATCTAAATGGGTTTCTTGAGGCTAAAATGCGTGCTGCAGGAGGTCCCGATCATGATTGGATGCTGGAATTGGCTATATAACCGTCTTCGGGTGCTCCGATAAATGCCGTTTCGACCACCTTCGAACGGATTGGAATCAGCTTACGAGCTCCTCGGCGATGGCCTGCGTCGCCTCCTGGGTAGGTACCTCGGCTTAACAATTCGATACACTTGGCTTGGCCTAAGTGCGCTGTTTATGAAAAAACAACTATTCATCACGATTATTTATTTACGATTTTATCAGAACGCCATGACGCTCTCTTCACCCAGAATGAACGGGGTTGCAACGATCTGCTTTTTCAGCTGGTAGCCTCCCACGAAATTGATAAAGTTCGTAACCGCCAGACAGCAGATGAAACGAACGGTCGGTGCAACACCCTGAACGATGCCACATGCAGACACCGGCGTACTTACCTTTGCTTCCTCGTGAGTGAAATTCATGGAGTTCTTCAGATTGTCGATCTGCTTGCGATCCTTCCAATCGGCCGACCAGCACTGTGCATCATACAGGCCAGTGCGGATATCGAACACACCGAGCAGCTCAGGATTGTACTTGTTCTTCTCCAGGAACTGCTTGCGGATCTCGATGCTGTCCACGGCCAGGAATACATAACCCTTGACGGTTTCGCCCTGCCAGCCATTGGGCATCAGAACCAGATCCTCTTTGATATCAGGATTCACATTGCACAGAATGTTTCCCACAGCTTCCACCTTGGGATGTGCGATATCCTGCTGGAAGAACATCTGGTTGACGATATTCTTGGGTTCGACAAAGTCCATATCCCACAGAGTGAACTTGGTCAGACCGTATCGTGCCAGCAGTTCAGCCACAGTAGAGCCGACCGAACCACAGCCGATGATATGAATGCGACCCTTAACAGACGCAGGGTCAAACACCATTTCGATTTTGCTCAGATCCATTGTTGTTCCCTTTCTTAGTCCTGAAATGCGTCAGCGTAGGGATAGCAGCTCGAATTCCAATTGTTCATCAGGTCATTCGGATTCTCCTGATAATACTTCATCAGATTGGATTCGCTTCCCTTGCTCTTGGCTGAATCGATCTTAGGGGCGGCTCCACCCGTGACAGTTTTTAGCGCCGGGTTCGTCGTGGCTGCCGGTTTCGTTTCTGCTTTTGTTTTCGTGGACGCGGCTGCGGTGCTTGTGTTACCAACGAACGCGCCTCCCTGATAAGCTGCTGTACCCGCGCTGTAGTTGCCGGAGTAAGCTGCACCATTGTAGTTGCCGCTGTAGCCACTGTATGTGGTTGTGACCGGCTTTTGGACGAGCGCTTCCGCCTGTTCGAGAAACCCTTTCGTATCGGCCTCTCCAATCGTCACCTTGACATCATCGCCGCTGTAGATGGCATTGTCCGCCATATCCACAACACGGACGTTATACTCCCGCCGCTTGTTCCAGATCATAAAGATGTAGTAGTCCTCAGAGCTCAGGGTCTCAATGAGATCCCACTGATTCTGCATATCCACGCCGCTGGGAGAAGTGCCCATGTTCACATGACTGTGGCCCTGGAACCGCAGCGTATTAAAAGATTCATCATCCAGCTCATACAGCCAGGTCGTATACTTTTCCTGGTCCGTATTCACTGTTGCGCCCGTGACCTGCTGCGGATAGACCAGGATCTTGGTGATCTGGAAATGAGTCTTATCAATGCGATTCACCAGACCGTGCCAAGCGACCTCGGTACTGAAGTGATCGATCAGGGCACACATCTCGTGATAAGCTTCCAGAGTGAAATTCACCTCGACTGCGTCCTTAGCAGGCTTGGAAAAATTCTTGTTAAAGGAGAACTTATCCGTCTGCAGATTACCCAACGCAGAAGCCTGTGCATAGAACTCCTGCAAAATCCCCTGGATCAGTTCGTCATTCATCTTAACCGGCTGCATACTTCAAACCTCCTTATGCCGTTTCATTGCTTTCGTTTTCCAGAATCTCAATCACCTCTCCGACGGTGTAGAGATTACCATCCTTATCTTCCAGACACTTCCTGTTTCTATAATCACCGAACAGCTTTTCCATCATCCATTCGACAACCGTAGAATCCGTCCAGTTGATATAAGAAGAAGAGGTCACCAGAGTAGACAAAACGCCGATGTAATCACGACGAAGAGCCAGATCCTGAAGCATACCGCGATAGCCGCCGTAACAGGTAAACCGGTCGATATGCGGCTGAGGAAAACGATCCTTCATCAGGTCTTCCCGGTGATTCATGTTACTGCTTCTGATGGCTTCGACGCGGCAGTCATCATAGACGATCCACTCGCAGTAGACACGCAGATTGAACCGGTGCTCTTTCCAGATAGCCAGGAACAACTTCTTGGTGAGATCCATATCATACGGGCTCTCCTCGTAGATGTAGCTGGACATCTTATCCTGCTTTTCGACATACTGCTTAAAGATATCTTCGTTGTAGTCATTCAGATAGCAGTTCACGCCGACCCACAGCTGATTGCCGGACTTATCCAGAGCGATAAGAGATTTGTTCGCCTTGAAGAAATCGACCAGCTCCTTCTCATCGTCTCCAGAGTTGCAGGCACGATTCCGGAGTACCAGAAGCTTCATCTGCTCTTCGTCCACCTGCTTCATGGCATCGCGGGCGCTGCTCATGTAATCATTGACGTTGTTCTCTGCCCGGCGGACACGTTCTTCCTGATCGTGGATCGAGCGGGTGAAGTTCTGACTACAGAATCCCTTGAGCATGCTTTCGACTTTCTTGCCGTAGAAGTCATAAGTTGCATAGATCTTGTCGATTGCTGCATTGAACTTGTCATACTTCTGCTCGGCCAGCATCTTCAGCAGATCGAGTTCGTCCCTGGTTGCCGGGTGATCCTTGAATGCCCACGGAAGCAGACGAGGTAAACAGCTCATCATCATCTGCATAACCTGGATTCTCTTGGGCGAAGGAGCGAACACCATGGTCGCCTGCTTGGTTTCGTTCTGATAGACCAGAGCGTCACCGCTGCGATCGACATACAGAGAGACATCCTCAAGACGAACCCAACCCGCCTTCTTGTAGTCCTCGTCGAACGTTTTCACCTGCTTGATGTAATCGGCTGCTTTCTTGTTGGGGACGAAATGGAAATACAGACCGAGCTTGATCTTTGTGAACGGACCACGCTCACCAGCGTAATAGGCTGCTGTCAACTTCTCATCGTCCGGGAGCCGGATCTCGTTCTCGACCACCAGAGACTGCATGATACCCTTGTTCTCGGGGTCAGCGGTAAAAGTCGCCAGCCTCTCCTCGTTCATCACTGCCCGGAGAATGGTCAGGACGGTGTTATCTTCGGTTTCGAATTTGTTCCTGCTCTTGATGTCAGAGAAAAATTCGTTGCATTCGTTCGAGCCGAGCTTCGTCAGCAAACCAGTGAATGCCATAGTTACTTCCTCCTTAAATTCATATCTTGCATTTAAAAAGCCCAGATACTGGACACATATAAGGCAGACTTTAACCGGCCTGCCAGCGGCTGCAATGCTACTTATCTGTTGTAACCAGAACAGATTTATATTCGGACTTTATTCGAGATTCGCTCGAACAGATTCAGGATCAAACTCCGTTAATCCCTTAACGGGCGTTGTCCATCTTCTGAACACAGACCAGATAAGCCTTCTCGGTAACGTTCATGGCAGCGAAGGTCTTGTCCATATCGCCAGGCTGCAGAACACAGCCATCCAGAGAAGTCTGACCAGTAGCGTAATTGATATCGTTCTCCTCCAGGCACTGACGCAGAGTAGTGTCCTCAGTAACCATGACAGTCTTACGGTTGGTGTTGGTACCCACAGTGATCTTCAGCATAATTATGTACTCCTTTTTAATTTGAAAAAATTTATTGTAGAAACGTCAGATTGACGAATCATCTTAAACGAATGCCGGACGTATTGCGCTGGAACATCCGGCGTGGAACCACAGTGGCGCTCTTACCAGGCGGCGCTCTTACTCAGCGGCGGCCTCGGGCTCAGCGTCGTTCTCGATGGTGATAGCAGCGTTCATAGCGGCCTCATCAGCAGCGATAGAGCCCATAGCCTCGGCGATCTGCTCCTCGATCTTGGTGCAGTTCACGATGGCCAGACCCAGCTTCTCACGAACGAACTCGTTGATCTCCTCGACAGTGGTCTTGCCGTTGGGCAGCTCGATGCTCATGGTAGCGACCTTGGGAGTAGTGACGGAATTCTTTGCGAAGGTCACACCCATCTCATTGGCAGAAGCAGAACCGCTGACACCGATAGCGCAGACAGGCTCCTTCTCCTTGCCCTCGCCCTTGTACAGAACCAGAGCCTCGGGACGGAACTTCTTGACCTTCTTCAGGGTCTCGATGTCGTAAGCGGAAGTGACGAAAACGTTGTTGTACTTAACAGTTGCCTTCATAATATTGATCTCCTTTATAATAAAAAAATGTTATGTAAACGAGCCGGTTTGCTCGTTATACCGTTGTTGTTAGCAGCTCTTTCATATCGTCAAGAGCCTCGTCCCATGTGTCGGCCGACTGAATGAACTGGCCATTATCCGCCGACACGATTTCATAATGGCCGTCCACATACTTGATATGCATCCGTTTTCTCCTTTCATTTGACAGTGTAAAGTGTGTTTGGATGGCGAAAAAATTAAAGCAGAGACTCGCAGCGGCATTCACTGGTTGACTCTACAGGTGCCCACCAATCATCAGGAAGGAAATCGATCAGGCGATAATCCGGGTTGCTCCATGTGTATTCATCGCAGATCTGCACCTGAGGATTACCGCAGTCTTCTTCATATCCGACAACGATTCCCTCTACGCCCTCATTGGCATCACCAGGACCCCACGGAGACGTAAGCCTTACGCAATCACCGATACAGAATTTTCTCTCGTCCATGTTACTCAGTCCTCTCCATTCCCTTCTTTTAATTTGTCCACAGCATAATCAATCACGTCAGTGACATACTCAGTGGCGTTGTTGATGTTATCCTGTGTAAACATATCAGCGGCGAGCATCTTGTAGCAGGTGTCTTCAGAAGGAATAAATACGGCACCAATCAAACAAAGGGATGTGAGAAAAATACCGACCTTTCGTACCATGTGTTTCCGTTCGCCACAGACAGGCTCACCATCTTCATCGCAACAAGATGAAAAAACCAAAACAATCAGCCCAGCAACTACGCCAGCCCACATCAATCGATACAGCACATCACTGACACTGATCCAGTAGAACACCCAAGGATTGATAATGGAGTTCATACGGCTGTTCCCTCCTTACTTGAGCCCTTTTAAGATATTTTCCTTTAAGACTTTGCACAAGATATCAGTGTACACTTTCTTATCTTCTTTCGACATCTTCTTGCTGTTGAGCCAATCAATGGTAGTGGCAATCATGCTGTTACCAACCACATCCATCACGTCGCTCTTGTCTTCTCCCGTATCGAGAGTAATATCAGTCAGTACGCCGTTAAGAGGAGTTGTGCTAATAATCACCTTCATAATACTTCGTCCTTTCGGTTTTATTGTTGATATTCGAACATGGTGCGGCTAGAGGGACTTGAACCCTCACCCGAAGACCAGATCCTAAATCTGGCGCGTCTGCCATTCCGCCATAGCCGCATATAAATTAGGTACACCTGCACTCCCGATTCTCCAAGCAGGACAACTTCCATTCCGGACCACAATATCCGAAACATTAGGGCGCAACAAGGAAGTCGTGGCTATTTTATTGATCGTACTTTTACCACCATGTACCTATTCCCCATTTTGTTAGAGACCTAATGGGCAAAGCTGTCTACCTGCACCGGTTGTGGACGGACTTACCCGGCTGGATTTATATGTAGGAGTCTCAAACCGTCGCACATAATGGAGCAGCGAATGGGAGTCGAACCCACATTTTCGACTTGGAAGGCCGACGTATTAGCCGTTATACGACCGCTGCATATAAACCCGGCTTACAAAGCCTTGTTGCTTTCGATACGATATAGACCGAAGCATCGTATCAAAAGAGCCGGGAATAACAAGAATGAGGTAAAAGGTTCCTGCTGAATAACATACCTAAAAAGACAGGAACCCTGGTGCGACTGGATGGACTTGAACCATCGACGTGCATTCAGCCTGCTGCTCTACCAACTGAGCTACAATCGCATAAGATACTCGGCTTACAAAGGCACGCTGCACTCTTTCGAGCGAGCCGAGAATAACGTACATGGAAAAATTTAACATTCCCCACAGGGGGGGTGGTATCTCGCACAGGCGCGGCCGGATCTGACCGCTAAAGATCCTACCAGTACGAGATTGGTGCTACAGGTGGGATTCGAACCCAACAATCCATCGTTTCAGGCGCTCCGTCTTAAGCGGAGTGTGTCTCGCCAGTTGCACCACTGTAGCATATCAAAGCTGTCTGTCCAGCAGTCAACCGTCTTTCCGATTTGCCAAACCGTTTCACCCAATAGGCTCCCGACTCGATCGAGCCGGTGGTGTTTCGGATGGGACTTGAACCCACATGCTTGCGCAGAAGTTTTTGAGACTCCCCTGTCTGCCGATTCCAGCACCGAAACATATATGCTCGTCTTTCCGAGCCGCCACTGCTTACGCAGGTCACTCCTCTACTTCAAACACCATGTAGTACATGTGGTTATCTTCACCATCGCCGACTGCCGCACCGATAACATACTCAGCATATGGGTTCAACTCGCATCCGCAAAAATCAGCGTAGGATTCAGTGTCAACCTTCACTGCATCTTCATACCGAGCAGCCTCATCTTCAGGCATCCCATTGAGAAAGCACTGAAAACTAACAGCGGCAAAAGCAATCGCATCGTCTCTTGATTTGAATGCTTTATCAATACTTACTGACTTGTAGACATCAGCTTTCTCGTTGGTGTAATCGCTTGCAACGATGTACATCTGAATCACTCCTTCTCAAAGATATCGGTGTACTTCATGTACAACTTACCGTTATGGAAGTAGGTATTGTTATCGCACTGGGTGACATACCACCAGCGCTTCTGATGACCAGCCAACAGGAAATCGTGCAGATGATAGGTTTCCTTGTAGTGATCATCCACACGCTGCCGGAAGGTAAGCTCGTCGACTTCGTTAGAATACTCTACGTACTCAGCGATTTTATTGATTTCGTCCTCGGTCATATTGTCATCCACAACGAAAACCACACGAACAATTTCACCGCCAACACGATGAATCTTGTCCAGTTCGTCCATATGATGCAGATGATAAACGACTCGATCAAACCTTTCAAATGGGAAAAGCATGATGTCGGGATCATGCTTAACATCATAATAACTGGTATGCAGTTCAGTCTGACGGCCAAGCTTTCTGCAAGTATCGAAAAAGTGTGCCCACCACTTCTGATGATGAGGCCACTGCCATAACGGATCGCCACCGCCGGATACAGATACCCAGTTGCAATCAGCGCAATCATTATAAAGGGTGCTCCATAATTCATCACGAGAGGAATACTCCCCTGTCGGCGTCATCTTGAGATTGTTGTTGCGGACGACGCATTCAGGGCAGCTATAGTGGCACCCGAAGTTCGTGATAATACTAAGATATTTGTCTGCCATTTTGATTTACTCCTTGTTAATGGTAAGCTGAATAGACCAATAATCTCTATCGTTTCCAGTGTAAATCAAAGAGTCCAAAACTTCTGAGTGCCGATCGCACTCGTGATAGATTTCTGGACCATGGCTCTGAAGCCATCCAGGCTCCACTCCGAACTCTTTAACGATTTCTCCTTCATCAATGACTGCGATACTATCGGAAGCCTTATCTTTCGCTTTTTCAATCATCCATTCAACAATTTCTTTGATATTCAGATTTGCCATGATTCATACCTTCTTTCAAAATGTTACTGAAAATGGTGCCGGTAGCAGGACTCGAACCCGCGCCTCTGTCTTATCTGGACCAAGGGGTATAAACCCAGTGCTCTAGCCGCTGAGCGATACCGGCATAAGAGAGGAGGATTTAACCATGTAACGACATCGGCGAGGAGTAAACGACTTACAAAGTCTGCGCTATACTCAGTCGCGTCAGTGGATACAACACATAAGCGAATTGGTCTCTTATGGTGTCCATCCTCAAAGGCTGCCCTTTAAATCACTCTCCGCCAGTCTGGGCACCGACTAAGCTAGACCACAACTCAGGTCATCCAATAGCCTACTCACAATAGAGCCACACAAGATCACCAAGGGAGCTACCCTGTCGCAGCATGGATTGTTGTTTTCGGATATAAGCGTTATGGGTGTGTCAGAGGGGGAGTATGATCACCCACGGTGGAATTGCGCCACCCCAGCAGCTTTGTACTACACTACGCCGCTGCATCGAACCTAGCTGGAGCTCAACAGAATCGAACTGTTGTACGACCATCAGCTCCATATCAAAGCAGGGTTATCGTACCTGCCCGGCATTTTCAGCCACGAGCGAAGAAAAAGGAAAAGTGAAAGAGAAAAACTTCGCTTTTTTGCACAGGGAGAAAGGATAAAGCCCTATGCTATGGTCCAAGTGACAGGTTACGATCCTGCTGCCTCATGCTCCCAAAGCACGCGCTCTGCCAATTGAGCTACACCTGGTTATATGCCGGTCTTTCCCGGCTGCCAGCCTCAAAGGCTAATGGAGGAAGTAGATAGCTTAGATAGCTGCCGCCACGATCTTTGCAGCCTCCTTAAACACTTTCATGTTCTTATCAGAATTCTGGAAGATATCAGGAGTAGACTTGGGAGGCTTATTGTGAGAACGTACATACGCTTTACGCATTCGGTCCATCTTTGCAGTGCCGATCGCGTCATAGATCTTTGCATAGGTAACCCAATACCCAAGCGTCTTATCGCCCAGCTTTTTTGCAATGGGTTCAACGATCGGAAGCGTGATACTCGGCTTGTAGTAATAATATTTCTTTTTCGGCTCTTCAACCGCAGGAGCTTCGACTGCCGGTGTTTCAACCGCCGGTGTTTCAATCTCGACTGCGTGAGCCTCGGCCACAACGACCGGTGCGGGTTCTTCAGCAACGACCTCAGGAGCAGGTTCTACCCTGTGGCGAGTAGGAATCATATCAGCAGGGATCATAGGCGGCTTCTTGGTGAGTGCCGACTTAATCCCCTTCCGCACTTCAGCGTCATGCTTTTCGTTATCATACCGATCCTTCATGATCGACATAAAGATCGAGCTCCACGTTTCACTATCCTCGATAATGTCCAAGCCGCTGAGGTTCTTGATGTCACCCATGTAGCCGACCCGCTCAACATACGCCTTGCGTTCGTCTTTGAAATACCAGCCATAGTTGCGGCCGATATAATCATAAGCCTGTTTAAGAACCGCATTCAGCGTCAGACCAGTCATGCGAGCGATGGAGTTGCCGAGCTTGTAGATCTCAGTCCGCCATTCGCTGCGTCCTTTGTATGTAGTGGTGTGGGTTTCTTTTGCGGCGGCTGTGGCAGTTGTGGCGGTCTGCTCAGGCTGCTTCTGCGGCTGACCCATCGAGATAAGCTTTCGTTCCAGCTGCTTACAGACGAACAACACATTGTCGAGAGCGTTGCGGTCCTGCTGGCGTGCGGCTTCGAGAGCGTCCATCTTAGAATGAATCTCCGCCAGCGCCTGAGTCATCTTGTCGAATCGCTCCTGCCGCTTGAGCTCAGTCTGATTGGCATTCAGCGATACGGTTTCACCCCGCATCAGAGCGGCGATCAAATCCCAGCAGAAATCAATGAAAGCATTCGCTTTGGGTTGAGTGCTGTAACGGCAGATCTCCATGACACCACGCATATTATATACGTAGGTTTGCTGTTTTCCACCAGGGGTAATCAAATTGATTAACCCTGAAAGCGGGTCGAGACGAGCCGCATTGCGCTTGTGAATCGTTCCAATCGAAATTGAAGGATTCTTATATCCAAGCGCCGTGCCGACCTGCTCACGGGTCATCCAGAAATCATCCTGAGCTCTGGTGTGATCGACCGCTGGATTCTCATAGACCTGGATCTCCATGTCACCGAACTGCTTGGTAGTGGCTACTTGCATTACTACATTCGCATTCATTTTTTACCTCATCCTTTTCGTTTGATATTGGAAAGTGTGTTTCGCTTGAAACAAGTATTACACAAAAACGTATCGTTGTCAATTGGAAAATATTCACAAATGACAGCATTACATTTTGTTTGTATTTGTTGCTCTTATCACAACCTTCATTATTATAATATAGGCGATTTGTGATCTAAATCTGTCTGAAGCTACTAGCTGGAGATGGTGATCTTTCATGAACCAGGGGTTGTGGCCCAAATGTGGTTGTTGGATGCGTCGGTTGGGGTGTTGTAAGGCTATTTCAATCCCCTGATGACACCGTTTGGTGGGCCAGCGATGTCTGGACTACTGCGTCGACGCGTCTTCCGCCTTCCTCGGGGGTGTCCCCTCACTCTAACAATTCGTTCCGTTCGGCTTGGCCTAAACGTGCTATCATAGTAAAACCAGATAACAATTCATCACAAATCTGCTCGTAAAATACGGGATTCCTCACATGGGAGGGCCGGTTTTCAACATAGTTTTCAACTCGCTTTCTTATTTTATTATGTACTTTTGTTTCAAATTGAGATCTAAATATCTGTGGAGTCCTGTGCCTCACATGCGATCGCTGCAGCAGGCAGCAAGTAGATGAGCTGCGGATGAGCTGCGAGCGCAGCTGGGATTTCGGAATGACGCATTATCGTTGTGTTTCATTTGGGCAAGACCGTGAGTTCCTCCCGTTATGGTCACGTGCTGAGCTCCTCGGTCCTCCAGTGGCAGCCACGGGTGGGGTATCTCACTCTAACAATTCGTTCCGTTCGGCTTGGCCTGAACGTGCAAACCTTTCGACTTGCTATTCATCTCAATCTGTTTCGCGGCGACTCTGCTGTACTATGCGGAATCGTCGAAGGGCATTGCGTTCATCTCATTCACCTCTTGACTCAAACCTTGCTGTTTTCTTTAATAGAATTACAAGGCAAAAACACCTAACACATCTCAGTAGAGTAATTTCATTACCGAACCATGATGTATGTTTAGAATACAGTCAAACTCTTTATGAATTCGGCTGAGAATTGATGCTGGCCTTATTCTGTCGAGCCGCTTGTACCTTTTTCATTCGCTCACGAAGTTCTGCACGCTGTTCATCGGTCAGTTCGCGAGGCGCTGTCGGCGTTCCGAACCGAACCAGCTTACGCGGCACCGAATACCACTTGCACAGGATCAGTCCGTCTTTCGTGCGGTGGATCTTGGTGAGCTTGTACTCGTCGGGATGCTTCTCACACATGGCATCAAGCTTGCGCCAGTAAACAGGATCGTTGGTGCACACATCGGCCGTCTTATCCAGGGCTCCAATGGTGATGATGGTCTCCTGTTCAGCTCTGGTCATCGAAACGCCGCCATGCTCAGGAATGGCTTTCATTATGATTTCTTCCATGATTTATCGCTCCTTTCTTCTACCGCACTCACTCATACCACCACATCGTGACGACATTGGCATAGGCGGTTTGATACTTGACACCGTTGATTTCAATCGTAACGACCTGGTTGTCGTAGTAGCAGGATTCATACTCTCCTTCAGTCAACAGCGTGCCATCAGGGTTGTAGATCTTGGCATACTTGACCCGGTTAAGATTTTCGTCCGGCTCAGATTTTCCGCCGCATCCAGTCAGCATCAGAGCAGCAGCCAGTACAGCTGCCGCGATAAGTCTTCGGAATCGCATTTAAGCCACCTCCTTATTCGTCATCACTGTCAAAGACAAAACCTTCTGCCTTCCACATCGAAACAACAAATTCATCGTCGCTTCGATCAGTTTTCAAAACCCCGCTCAATCCATGTGCGGTGTCGGTGATATCGAAAACAAACTTACTTCCGTAAATTTTGAACAGATGACCGTCTCTCTTGCGTTTGTTGCGGCAGGTCAGGTAATCCGTCCCACGGGTGGTCTTGCCCAGCTGAACCCACTTTGTAGGCACATGGATCTGCAGATAGGATTTCGAGCCGCACACAATCGTGAAATCATCGTGCTGCTGGACCAGCTTGAGGAAGTCCTCCGGTTTGAATTCGTGTACGCCAAGATCTAAGCTCGCCATAAAAACCCTTCTTTCTCTTTTTCTCCCTGATGGTTCTTTTTCCCCTTAACAATCTCCTTTATCTCCTATAACCCTCTTAAACTTAATCATCAATTTTATTTTCGCGTCGCTTGTTCATTGGCGATTGCGTAATTGAGTTCGAGTTCGAAATAGGAATGAATTATTGTTGCAAGCGAAAGAATGAATCAGCGATTAAGTTTTCAACATTTTGAACAAGTGAGTTTTCAACAATTCGGAATCTCAGCAACGACCTGAATCATCTTGATTGAAGTCGGAATGAAGATTCGTCCTTGCAGCATGTTCATAAAAGTAAGCGTCTGAAGCAGATCGAACCAGTGCGAACTCTGTTTAGCAGGTGCCGCATTCAAATCAGCGATCAGGCTCTCCACAACCTTATCGTCAAGGAAATCGAGCTGCGTACATGCTTCGCCGCGCTCATAGCTGGTTCCGATCTTAACTTTTGCATCGTATGTAATCTGTACTGACTTCATACTATTACGCTCCTTTTTATTATACAACCGTTTGGTGTTTCGCTCAACAACTAACAGGCGTTGATTAGTCGCCATTTTCTTCTGAGTCAACGATCTCAACGCTCTCGATAGAGTTCGGCACGTACATGCGCTTTCTGAATCGCTCCATGGTCTCAAGCGCCGCCTCAAGGTGAATCATTACACCGTGCTGTTCTTTTGATCGCTTCTTATACTCCGTATCAATGGCAGCGCATAGCGTATCGACCACATCATTCGGCACGGATTCAAACTGTTGAGCGGTCTTCTTATAATCGAGCCGCATACTTGTTGCGATTGCTGCACGATATGTTACTTTGATCGTATACAAATTAACACTCCTCTTATTGCGTCGCTCGTTCACACAGAATCGCGGCTGCTTCTTTCAAAATACATACACCGGTCGCACAACTTGCCGCATTGATTCCATGCTGGCGATACAGGTTCCAGAGTCCGCCGTATGTAGGGATCGCATCGAGCCCGGAGCAGTGAAACCCCGCCGCATCATCCCACACAGACATCAGTGTATTATTGAGCAGGTGGTCTTCTTTGTACTTTGGAATCAGATAATCAAGATCGAACGGAATGTACTGTTTGACCACATCCAGACCGCCCAGATAATCGATGTAGCGAGTGTAGCGCTCACGAAAACCGAGTTCTTTGCCAGTGGCCTTATCGATGTTACATTGATGGATTCCTGTTGCTTCACTGATGGTCATCGCTGCGTTACCTCCTTACTTGTTATTCTTTCAACGGCTCATCCGCTGCCAGCGCAATGATTTCGTCGATGTTGTTTTCGATCAGATACTTCCAATCTTCCAGCCGCTGATTGAGGATTTCTGTCGCCTGGATAATGACTGCGTCCGGCGTGATGTGCTCACAGTTGCATTTCAAAGCCAGAATCAAGTCATCAAAAGTGACAGGGTCAAGGATCGTATCGCTGGGGATCATATCTTTACCGAGTTTCCAGCTTGCCATAATCAGAACCTCCTAAACTGCACGAACTTGCCATCAGCGTAGCAAGGAGAGTAACACTGCGAGACACAATAGTTATTTACGAAGGTGGCCACGAAGACAGGTTCGCCCTGAATAATGATTGCTTCCGGCTTCAACTTCTCGATTTGTTCGGCCATCTGCCATGCCATATCCCTTACTTTGATAGATGCGTCCGTAGGGAAAATCGTAGGCAATGGTCCATCATGAAGTACACCATCTGTGCACAGTTTGCGAGCTGCATCGAGTTGAGCGTTGGACCATTGGGCGATAGATAGTTCAGTCATGTTGATAACCATTGCTACGTTTGCCTCCTTATTCTTGTACTGATAGTTCTTTTGCCATGATTCTTTCGCGCATCTCGGCTCCAGTTGAAGAAAAGTAGTCACGAGTAAGAACCCATGCATCTTCTTCGCCGCAGATTTCGGCAGGCTCTTTGAACAAGCGAATTGCTTTGTCTGGCTTTTTACCACCAAAGATTTCCTTCTTAGCCGCATCTGTGATACAAGGGTCTTTGTATAAATCACGCCACCATTTTTCCTGACTTTTAAGATATTCAAGTGCTCGTTCTTCAGTAGCGAAGAGGTCGTAATGGAAGTTATCGTCATGAATCGTTTCGTCGCGGGCTTCGTGAGACATGAAAATTCCCCAGACAAACATACTGTGTAGCTCCTTTCATTCCATCTCGATTGTGACACTGTTATATTCAGGTGTTTGATACATCACATTAGCTTCCCACATCTTGGCACAATCATAGCTGGCGAATGCACGGCGGACCACTTTGAGCGGGATTTTGCCATTGTTATCGGCATAGAATGTGATCTTGTAATGCTGGAGCTGATAGCCAGCTGCGGCGTAATCACCCATTCTGCGATACCTCCTCGTCTTTTAATTCAACAGAGCAAATCCACTGTTCGAATTTGTATTGAACTACAAACATAGGGTCTGTAAAAGTATACTCAAGACTAGCTTCATCGCCGTCTTTATAATTCACATCCGAAACGTTTTCTTTCTTTCTGATAGAACAATATTCTTTGAAGATAGTATCAAATGCCACGTCAAAACTACGATGAGCAGATAGCGGTCTCGTTCCGTTATCATGCCAACCAAAACAGTCATTAACTTTGACATTTTGCATGACAATGTAAATTTCCATGTTTATGTCCTCTTTTTTGATACTCTTACTTCACTTCTTTTGATTCGATCTGGATATAGCGTTCGAACTCATCGCCGTCCAAACTCTTCCAACGATAATGAAGATTGCCACCATCAGCATCAAATACGACGTCATAACACTCCGGATCTGCGCTCACCGATTTTGCCATCTCACTCAGCATCTTCATTGCACGCTTGCGACTGCTATAAACATCCCCATTGTAACGATTGAACATCACCCACGGCTTGCCCTTAGTTCGATTGGAATAGGAATTATCCAAAATATGCACCATCATGGTTACAACCTCCTCCTATTTGTTTTACTACGCATGTAGTGGATGTGGTTACGTCTGCCTCGGTACCACCAGTCGCCCGACATTAACGGTAAATCCAGAAGATAGCTAATCTTCTATGTACGTACACCACGGCGATATATAAATCGTCATGGATTTTTGCTCATCAGCTGAGCGCATCTATTCATTTCAAAAAAAGTATATCAGCCGGGTGTCAGAACAGTTTGTATCGCCATCCCATGAAATTTCGCTCAGTGGAGTAAGACGCGACCCTTGCACCAACTGCTGTGCCCACTGACTGCGGGCTACGAAGTTTACAATTCAAGCTATAAACCCTCCTTTCATCTAGTTTCGCTCACATAGAAACACCCTCTGGTTTACTTTTCTCATTGATTTATCTGCGTGGCCTTTGCTTCAAAATCAAATCAAATTTCACTAGAGCGGTGGAGCGCCCTTCTGTTTACGCTGCTGCGTCCTGGGCTTGGGACCAGTACAGGCTCTGCAGAACCCGTAGCCGCATTAGACTGAGCGACTATTGCCGCCCAGCCCCCTCTGCGATTACTTACGTTCAGACTTTGCTTGGGTACGCTTTATTCATTATCAGCCCAATCAAAATAAATATCATAGAGTATATCATCTATGACATCTTCGATTGACCGATTGAAAATCATTGTATGTAGGTTATTTTTACCAGCAGTGCACTTACTGCAGCGTTCTTACATCACCGGCGGCATCGGAGTACCATCCTGGCGACCACGGCGATACGGACCACGGCGAACTCTCCCCTGGGCAACAGGATAACAGGTAACCGGGCGGTTATGCAGAGTGGCCAGCCGCTTCGTGATAACCTTCGCACCATGAACAACCGTCATAGTAGGCTGCGGACGGAAACGATCATAGCGGCGGTCTGCAGTGTAATCCCAGGGAGTGATACTTGCATCGTCGGTCGGCAC